TCAGATCAGAATGAACACCGCCAGCAAACCGCCGAAGATCGCCCACTTTTCCATGTAGTAACGCGTGCGATTGCGCTTTTTCAGCTCTTTGCCACGCAGTCGGACTTTGTAGATTTTGGTAAACAGTCGGTTGATCCCACCGACACGATCGCCCGCATCGTTTGGCGCACCTGCCGCCGACATCACGGTGCGGCTGAACCAGGCATTGAACGCCGCTGCCCAGCGATACTTCATCGGCCGCTCGATGTCGCAGAACAGAATGATGCGGTTTTTGTCGGTGGTGTTTTCGGCGTAGTGAATATAGGTCTCATCGAACATCACCGCCTCACCGTCGCGCCAGTGATAGCTCTCGCCGTCGACATTGATATAGCAACCCGCGTCGTTTGGCGTGTCGAGCCCCAGGTGATAGCGATACGAACCGGCGTAAGGATCACGGTGACGGACCAGTTTCGAACCCGGCGGCAGCTCGGCGAACATCGCTGCCTTGATCGAACCGATGCTCTGCACCAGCTCGGTGGTGCGCGGGCACAACTTCATGGCCGACGGATGGCTCTCGCCATACCACTTGAGGTAGAAACGCTTCCAGCCACTTTTGAAGAACGAGTTGAAACCGACGTCATCGTACTGATTCGAGCGTTTGATCTCACCGGCGCGCAGCAGATTCTGCCCTTCCTGGCGAATTTCTTCCCAGTGCGCCTGCAAAGGGCTCAGATCAGGAAATTCGGAAGGATCGAGATACGGCTTGTTCGGCTTCTTCGAAAACAGGTACAGGAAGCAGTTGATCGGCGCCAGGAACGTCGAGTGATCGCTCAACTGACGGCCCAGTTTGTGACGCACGCGCCCACGAAGGTGAACGTATGCAATCGAAATGACATAAATAGCAGCAATGATGAGTTTCACGGAAATCGTCACACGTCAAAAGTGAACAAACTGCGCGCCTGCCGGCCGGTGGCCCAGGGTCTGATGCAGTGGCATGAATACAAATACTATCCCGGTGGCACTTCCTTGAGCCCTTGCCGTTAGCGGCTATTGGGTAACTGGCTGGCATTTTAGCCATACTTTGTAACCAATGGTGAACCTGATCTGTGAAAAACTGTCCGCTGAATCTGCCAAACGGCAGACGCGGCGTCATCGCCCTATCGTTTAAAGAGCCAGACCAGTACAATCGCCGCCAAACTTTACGCGCCCCCTTGGTTGATGACGGGAATGTCCCGCCTCAGCGCACTTTGACTCGGGCCAAGCGCTCCAGCCGCACCCTCGCTACTCAGAATGCTTCGCAGGAAAAACCTTTGATTTCTACAGCTAACATCACGATGCAGTATTGATCGGGGTTTTCTGAGGGTTAAAGCCAGCATTTACAGGGGGTTGCGCCCGCACCAACCCCCATCATTTCGCACCATTGGCCCAAAAATTGGCCCAAGTCTCCGGCGTTCTGCCGAACTAAAATACCATCCCTGCTAATCTGGGGTCTTCCACTGAGGACGCCAAATGCAAAACTCTGATCTGCTCCCTTCCCTGCTCTTCAAGATCAACGAAAACCAGCTCGCCCTCGAAGCCGCCATCATGGAGTTGTCCAACTGGGTCGAGCAGCGCGGATCGGCAGATGTCGCCGAGAACGTACGAGGCGCACTCTGGACGATCGACAAGAACGAGGAGTTCATCAAGATGACCTTGGCCGTTTTGATGGCGCCAGAATGACCGTTATCGGCAGAAAGCCGCCGCCCGAAAAATCCGAATAACGCGACAGCAACCCGTGTCGTCAAATCTCCCCAACAGCCTGCACTTCGATTTTAGTAATTCCTACCAGGCTGGCCTGCTCAAGGATCTCTCCAGCAGTCGAATCGGCTGTCGGCATGATCAAGCTGTTCTCGCCATCTCCAAAATGTAGCTCGAGCAGATGCATGGCGGCATCGTGAACGGCGAGCTCAGGTTGGTTCAGCTCAATCTCTTGTGTACGGGACTCGCCGTTGAACAGGTATTGGATCGTGTAGTTGCGCATGAATTGCCCTCGATGAGTGGAGATCTATAGTCAACCTGACTTTCCAGTCAGCTTTTAGTTCAAGTAGACGACTGGCGCGCAACTCGTCGCCTCACCCTCGCCCACCTGTCTCGCCTTAATTACTGTACATTCATACAGCACCTGTACAGCGAATCACACCGCATGAATTTCGACCAAGCCAAATCCCTACGGCTCCAGCGATGGCGCACGACTCTCGACGACCAAGACTTTCGAATGCAAAACCCCGAGGGGCACCGGGAAACGCTTCATCAAATGGCTGCCGCCCTGCTTACAGAGGGACTCATTGATCAGCTTGAGCAGTTCGACATGAACGAGATGGCAGACGCTGCCTACTGGCACGCCGTGGAGGAGTTGCAGAACTCGCCGGGCCAGTACCGCGGAGCGTCGACCTATGACGTCGTGCGGATCGACAACGGGAAATTGCTGGGTACGATCAGCCGGTCGATCTTCAACTTCGAAAGTGACGAACCGCGCGGCGCCTCCTTTCCTTACGACGGCAAGGTCTACTCTGGCGCTGATGGAGTGCGCCTGACTCTGGGGCTCTCTCGAAAGATTGGGACAATCTCGGGCCTGATGTTGGAACTGAATGGGCGCCAGTACCAGCTGGTGGAAACCGAGCGGGTGATCAGTGGCGTCGACTACAAACCTGTCGACGACCCAGACGCTTACCGAGCGCTGGTTGATGCGGCTCAAATCGCCCAGGAAGAGCGCGACCTACGTGCCTTTGAAAAGGTGCGCCCGCACATCGAGTCGGCGGCTTTCTGTATGTGCACCACCTGCCTCGATCGCTTTGATGCGCGTGATGACTGCCCAACCTGCTCCGGAAAAGGTTTTGTGACGAAGCCCGCGCCCGCGGGTCTACGCTGAAGAAACCATGCGAGGATCGGGCAATGTGCGGACGACTATCCCAGTACAGTGGCATTCACGACTTCGTGGCAGCGCTGAGCATGCCGAACGCCCTGGTCAATTCGACTGGGGATCAGCGTTTCGAGCGGTACAACGCCGCGCCGACCGCCCAGCTCGCCCTTTTCCACCAAGAAGGCCAATTCTTGCACGCGGACATGGTTCGGTGGGGATGGCGACCGCACTGGGCAAAAGACCGCGCCGCACCGATCAACGCCAGGGTCGAGAAAGTAGCCCACGGCCCGTTCTTCCGCGCGATCTGGCCGCACCGGGCGATCATAGCCATCAACAACTGGTTCGAGTGGGTCGACGAAGGCGGGCCGAAAAAGCAGCCCTATTTGATCAGGCACCGGGACCAGTCACCAATCCTGTGTGCCGCCATCGGCCAATATCCGAACGAAGAGCACGATCCGGGCGAGCACGACGGCTTTGTGATCATTACAGCCGACAGCGCCGGGGGAATGGTCGATATCCACGACCGGCGGCCGGTGGCGTTATCGCCTGAACTCGCATGGGAATGGTTGGATCCGGCCACGCCTAAAGAACGCGCCGAACAGATGGTGCTGCATCAGGGCGAACCGACAGAGGTTTTCGAGTGGTTCAAGGTTGATCGGGCCGTGGGGAATGTCCGGAATCAGGGCCCGGATCTGATAAAACCCATCGATTGATCAACTGTGCGTCAGCGTTTTCAGCCGCTCCACCAAGGCGGCTTCGAAAATGATGTACAGCCTTTCCGCATCGCCGGCGCGCAAAGCCCCGCCGGTTTCCAGTCCAAGCACGAAGCCATCCGCCCGTGCTCCCGCCTTCACAGCGATGATCATCGAATCAGCACGAACGATTTGCGCCAGCAACCGATCCGCCTCTCGCTTCTGCTTCTCGCTCAGTACCACGCCTTCCACGTCAGCCACCTATTACCTTCACTATGACATCCAATAAATGACAGAAAGAACGACTGAAACCCAGATAATCGTCATCACAATTGAGTAGCCAGCCAGCTGCTTGTCCATGTGCCCCGCTTCATCCAGTTCGAATCTGAATGATGGTCTACGGGTGCGCACCTCGCAACAATAGCGCTGAGCCATCATTTAGCGCGCGGATGTAGGCCTGGCAAGCCTGCAGCGCGATCAGCCCCCGGTCGCCTTCGTCGGTGATGGCGATAATTCGTTGAGCATGCGCTGGGTCAAGTCTGGCTCGTACGGCTGCATGATCCACGCCGCCGGCGTCGGCGGTGGCTGGCACCCCACAGCCTTTGGCAGCGTCGGTTGCGTCGAGGAGGACTGACAACCGCAAATCAGAAGTGGCAAGGCGATCGCGCAGGCGATCCTGGTTCTTTTGAGCATCGGTCATTTTCTCGAAGTGGGTTTGTTCACTGGCCGTCAGCCGCTGCTCGAGCGCCAGCCGCTTGTCCTGCTCGGCCTGCTGCGCGGTGGCGGAGGCCTGGGTCAGTTGATTGAGGGTTTCGGCGTGCAGCCGCGCCTGCTCGGCCAACTGCTTGCCGTAGCGCCAGTCCTGAAACTGCCAGGCGCTGCCAGCGCCGATCAACACCAGCACTATCGCGCCCACCGCTTTCCACGGAACGGCAATCACGCCAGCACCTTCAGCGCCTTGGCGTACAGCGCGGCGCGATCCTCGGCGCCGTTCGGCAACCGCCCTCGCCGGCCGGTGTTGATGATGCTGCCGATGTTTGCATTGTCGCCAGCATCGGCCAGGTCATTCAGGCCGTTCTTTTTCCAGAACCACGCCGCCGACATTGCGGCATGCTGTGGCAGCTCCAGCAGCTCGGGATGATTGAGCAGTTCAAGGCCCAGCGCTTCGCCGCACGCGGCATAGTTCGCCCGGCCGGTGACCTGAATCAGCCCGCGGCCGCGGTACTTGAAGCCATCGCCGGCGACGGTATTGCCCAGGTCTTTGCGCCCCTCATAACCGCGCTGGGTGGCGGTCGGCCCCCAAATCTCGCGCACGTACAGCAGTTGGCCGGATTCGTGACCGATCTGCGCGATGAACGCGGCAATGCGCTTGGTGCCGACAATCTGGTAGCGCTGCATCGCCGTATTGAGGGCAGGTGCAAAAACGCCGGCTTTGGCGCCGGCGTTCGGGAGGATCTGCAGCAACTGCTGCTGAGTGATGGGCATGGCTTTCTCCAGGCAAAAAAATACCCGCTCAATGGCGGGTTGACGGGTTTGAAATGGTTACGCCGGGCGAGACGGCCGAGCCGACGAATCTGGGAAGCCGGGCGCCCCGTCCTTCCATCCGCGGACGGCGGTTCGGTATTCGCGCCACTGCTGCACACTTCCGGGCATGGCGGATGGGTCGCCATCCTCAAGCGCGATCAACTGATCGGTAATGAATGCCACCTCAGCCACGCGCCAGGTGTCTTCGCCAGCGATCGCGCTGAGCCGGTCCCAATGCGCCTGCTCTTCGGGTGTCTGGCTCGCCGGCGGCGGCGCCGGACTGGCACTGAAGATGCCACCCACCACAGAAACGGTCAGAAAGTTACCGGCCTCAATGCTGGCCAGCGTAGAGGCGTACTGCTCGTCGGTGATCTCGATTCCGCCTTCGATCGGTGCAGTGCTGATTTGATTGGTTGCTGCGTATGGCATGTGAACCTCGATTAGAACCAGCGGCCGACGGCCACGAACCAGAAGAGATAGCTCTGGGCTACCGTTGAGCCAAGCGCAAGGTTTGGAATTTCACTTGCAGGCGATCGCCCCATATTGATGAAAGCGCCCAGATAAAGATTGCTGGAAGACGTAAGAGATTGCCGAGTCGCGTAGAGTTGATTGCCAGCCGTTCCACCGCCGGTGAAGAACGCCAGATCACAAAATGACGAAACGTTACCGACGAAATCCGCAGGCCGAGCGATTGAGGGCGCCACAAACGCGCCTGGACCAACCCCTACAGTTGCCTGTCGGACACCGTCGAAGATCATCTGCCCATTGGCGTACTTCGTGGTTCTATCGCCGGTTGTGGTATCGATCGAGTAACTCATAACGGCGCCGGTCGGCACCCCGTTTGCAATGCCGACAGGGCCGAGAACGTTCGACTTTTTGTAGTTCAAAGCGTCTGCCGCATACAGTTCGTCGAAGTTGCTTTGGGTCTTTGTGAAGGCACTGCGCGGCGTATCGCCACCCACACCAGTAGGAGCAGTGCCGAGATTGATCGTCTGCTTGGACATTAAAAAATCCTGATTTTGAGTGAGTAATCGCGGGAGCTCACGCGCTCATCTTGGCAAATAACGCCGGGAGGAAAAACGCGTAAGGGTTATTGGCGGCAACAGTAACGGCGTAGAGCGTGCCTCCGACGAAATCCCACGTGCAATAAAGCTGCCTTGGGATCGTCCCGCCAGAAACCATGGTCATTCCGAAGTTATTGATGAGCATGAATTCGTTTTGGGGAAAGCTGAACGGCACAGAATAATAATTTCGGTACAGGCCCTGATCATCCTGATCCGACTTGACGTAAGTCCAGTTTTGGAAAGCTCGCGTAAATGTTGCGTTAGGCGTTCCAGAGTCGAACAGCATTTTTCCGGCGCCGTCCCAAAGCCGCATGCCGTATTGGGCGACAGCTTGTGCGGCAAACGCGGCCACGAAATAGCGGCCGTTCGGCTGAGCGGTGGCGCTGCTGTATGTCCTGATGTAGAACCCAACCCAGTTGCCCGCTGACCCTATCAACCGCACATTACTCAGGCCAGCTATCAAAGCACTGTTGTCCGGCCGTACGAAAACCAATGGCGGCTCTTGAGATGTCACCGGTGTCGCAAAGTAGGTTGTTGAGCCCATGCCGCCTTCTTCAGTCGGCGCATATCTCCCGCTGGCAATGACCATCAACCTGGCAAACTCCGAATCGATGGTCACCACGTTGCTGTTGTTTGTGAATTGAAGGCCGTATCCCGCCATCAGTTGAACCTCATTACGATCAGTCTCATCGTCCCTGAAGCGATCGTACTGGCGTACCCTCGCGTGTGGTTGTAGACCCTCGCCACGTTATCGACGAGTTCGGTTTCGAACTGCTGCTGTTGGCTGGTATACGTACCTATTGGGACCACAATCGCACAACCGTTTGCCGGCCCCACACCGGGGACCGAAAAGTCCTGGTTGGTCTTCGCCGCGTTGCTGAAAGTCACCAGCGTCGACAACACCACACGAATGGTGAAAGAGTTCTCGTCGACCTGGAGCGCGCCATCGGCGCCCCAGATCCGCATTCCATGTGCCATTGATTACCCCAGATAGCCAAGTCGAACGCGCAGCACATTGTTGGCGTCGTAGACCGAGACGTTCAGCGAGTTGATCACCAGCCGCCCCTGCCCTGGCACGATGCCGTTGATCTCAAGCGTTCCGTCTTTGTTGAGAATCCAGCCTTGCTGGCCGGCGATGTAGTTGGTGGAGCTGATGTAACTGCCGATTTTTGCGTTGGTGATGGTGCCGTCCAGGATGAACGCCGAGTTGAGAAATACCTGACCACCCTGCACCGCGAACGGCACCGACGTAGCTCCGCCTGCAATGGAGTTAACGATGGCGAAGCGATCAGCACTGACCAGAAACTGGCTCTGCAGACCGGCGCCGGTGTTCTCAATCCCAAGACCGATACCAGCGGCGACGTATTGCCCGCCGGCGGTGACCTGCATCTTCACCGACCACATCGTTGAGGCCTTGCCGTCAAGCGTGGCCACAGCTTGGCTGACCGTCTGCACTGTGGCGCTGTTTTTGTTCACGTCCGCCTGTACGGTGTCGATCCGCTTGGCAGTGGCGATTCCGTCGTCAAGCCGCGCTGACTGCTCCGACCACACCCCAACATAAACTTGGTCAGAGCCAGCAAACCCTTCGGTATCGCCGGCGAGCGCGGGATTCACCTGCACGTAGACGCCATCAAGCTTGGACGCCTGAGCGGTCAGTTGGCCTCCCTGATGCTCGATATCCAGCGTGTTTTTCGAGACCTGAGCGGCCAGTGCATTGGCCTCCTCCAAGACCTGGCCAATATCATCCCAGTAGGTAGGATTCGGCGGTGGAGTGTTGACTGGAACTGCCTGCGCGGCCTGATACAAGCGTCGCCCCACTCGAACGGTGTCGCCTTTCAGGTAAGTTGACTCAGGGTCGTATTCGAGCGCGTCGGCGATATTGTCGATCTGCTCTTGAAGTCCCGGAATCTTGTCGATCTCGTCGAGGATGTCCTGGCCAAGTTCCGTGCGGCCAATCTCTCCGGCGATCATTTCAAGAATATCGCCAGCGTTCGCACTGGACTGCCCCTGCACACCCATGCCGATCGGATACCACGGCCCGATGTTGCCGATTTTGTCGACGATCCGGCCCCAGAAGTAGAACGTCACGCCAGCCCGCAGGCCGAGCAACGAAAAGTCACTCTGTGGGTAAGCCAAATCGGTCAACTTGGTCGCAGCGTCCAAGCTGGTGGTCGGCCCGTACCAGATTTCAGTGCGCTGACTGTCCTCAGCGCCAGCAGGAAAACCCCACTTCAAGTAGATGCCGAACAGCAGTGGCGTGGCCGTCAGATAGCTGAGCGCCGGCGGCAGTCCCTGCTTCCCGCTGAGGTTGGTCAGGATCGAGTTGCGCCATTGCGATGAGATATCGAACGCACTCACCGCGCGGACCCGCGCCACGTAGGCACCGGCGTAGATACCGACCACGTCGACGTTGGTCATGCCAGTGCGCTGCAGCTTGATCCAGTTGCCGCTGTCCTTGCGCCATTCCACGTCGTAACCAACCGCGCCGTCCACGGCAGGCCAGCTGATGGTCATGGTAGCCACGGCGAGGCCCTGCACTACCGACGACGTCGACGTGAGGGTCACACTGGCCGGTGCCGGAACCACCGTGATCGGGATCACGCTGATTGGCCGCTCCTCCAGGCGTGCGCCGGTGTCGATATGCGCGAATTTGCTCGGCTCGAACTGCAGCGCGCTGATCTCGAAGTCGCCTTCGGCGGTGCGCTTGGTGCGCAGCACGCGGTAAAGCGGGATCGCCAAATCGTCAGCGTCGAGCGCCCATTGCAGTTGCGCGACTGGTGGCTCGCTGTAAGCGACAGTCACCGTTACCGCGCGGCCGTTGACGCTCTGCACGGTGCGCCCTTCGGCGCGGCCGCCCGGTAGGTTGATGATCAACCGATCACCGGCCTTGGCCTGGGTATCGCGATCGAGCGTCACCACGCGGCCAGCAGCTGACGAGATCCGGCCGCCGACTTCGCGGCCCGCGAGCAAAGAATCAGCCACCGGGATGATGTGCCCCGGCAGCGGAATCACGCCCTCCATGCCGGTTTTGAACGACACGGTGCGGTCTTGGTTGTTGCTCAAGATCGCCCACTTGCCGCGGCGCTGGGCCTCGGAGGCGCGGGTGCAGCCAATGGCGCTCAGTTCGGTCGGCCGGTCGCCATAGCGGCGCTGTAGATCCAAATCTGCAAACGGAATGACGTCGGTGTCGTAGTTGTTCGCCGGGTTGTCGTAGCTGACCAGTGCTCGGGTGTACCGGGTCTTCGCCGAAGCACTGCCGTAGGAGAATTTTCCGTCGATGACATTGGCCCGGGTGAAGACGTAGTCGAAGTCTTGCGCGCGCGGCATGTCTGCTTGCATGACCAACTGGCCCTGCGCCCAATACGTCATGCCCCGGTAAATCGCCGAGATATCGCGCAGCAGCGACCAGGCGTCAGCCTTGCCCTGCAGGTTCATGTCACAGAGGAAGCGCGGCTCCTGACCGCCGAGGCCGTTCGGCACCAACTGATCGCAATACTGCGCGATCCGGTACAGCTCCCACTTGTCGACCATGAACGGCTTGATGCGCTTGCCGAGGCCGAAACGGTCTTCGGTGCAGATTCCGTAGGTGATCCACGCCGGGTTATTGGTCCAGGCCGATTTCATCGAGCCATCCCACGTCCCGGTATAGGTGCGTTGAATCGGATCGTAATTGCTCGGAACCATCCAGCGCCGCGCCTTGCACTTCACTGTCACGGCCGGAATGTTGGTGAACTGCTCGGCGTCGAATTCGATGTAGAGAAGTGCGGTATTCGGGTAGCGCAGCTTTGCGTCGATCACTTCCGTGTAACCGGCCACCAGCATGGTGTCGGCAATCTTGTTGGTGTTCTGGTTCGGCGTCAGGCGCCGCACGCGGATTTGCCAGCCAGTGGTGGCGTCCGGCAGATCGATGCGGCGCGAGCGCTCGTAGCGCGTGGTGGTCTTGCCGTCGACCGCGTCCACCAGCACCTGCTGATAGGCGCCGCCGTCGGTTGCCACGTCGATGGCGTATTCGATCCGGTAACCACCGACATTGCCCTGATCGTCTGCCCGTTGCAGAGCAGGCCAAGCGAGTCGCATGCGCACGGCGGAAAGCTGGGTGTTGGTGATCGAGCGCACCCACGGCGAATCGCTGCGCAGCTCAATGTTCAGCGAGGTCTCGTTCTCCACGGACGGGATGCCGGGAATGTACGTCTGATCCACCGAGCCCGGGCGCCAGTCCCACTTCACGTTCGGGAAGTTGTAGTTGCCGCTGGCATCGCGGATCGGCGTGTTGTCCAGGTAGATGTCGTAATCGGTCGGAATGCCGTCGAACTCGCCCTCGCCCACGGCGATCATCAGTTTCGCCAGGTTGGTCGAGCGCAGGCTGTCGCTGGCTTCGACCGGCGATTTCGGCTTGCTGCTGCCTCCCTTCTCGCCGTAAATCTCGATCTGTTGCGCTGCGCCCATGCTTTCCTCCAGGCATAAAAAAACCGCCTCACGGGCGGTTCACAAACGGTTTATACGATCAGAATTGTGCAGGGTCTGCGTAGCTAACCTCCATTACCATCTCAAGCTTGCGATGAAGCATTTCTTTGATAATCGCCGTCTGATCACTCTGAGCCGTCATGTAAAAATTCATATTCTTAGAGCCGTTCTGACGGAGTGGCACACCGAGTAGATTACCGCTACACGCATACCTCAGCAGGGAAAGACCTTTTTCAAGTAATTTCTCAAAGTCATACCATTGCTCAAGTTCTCGAAGATCATCATTCTTCGGGGCGTGCAGGTAATTACCCAAACGCTCTCCAATGGCTTTCAGCTCAGGTGTAACAGGCGTGTACTTGCAGAGCATCACAGGAAAGCCACCCGTAAATATTCTGAAATTCACCTCTCTTAAACACCCCGCAAATGCCTGCTCCACCTCTCGATCCAGAACTGCAATTTGCCAACCCTGTTTCTTTTTTTCGGTAACGTGCTTCTGATTTTCTAAGTACTCACGATATCTAGATTCGATACCGAATCGCAGCTCGAGCGCACTGTAAAAATAGTATTCCGCGTCTTTTTTTCCAAGAGCGAAAAGTCGCTCCCCTCTGCTCAGATGGTTCGCGGCCCCTCTGAAGTATTGAATTGCGTCCATGATGTTCGCTCAAAAAAAGCGAAATCATACCTTGTCTTCCGCCAGGATCGAGGCCGAGATGATCATCCCGCCCCACCGTCGTTCGCCGATGCAGATCGGTACCGGGTTGCCGCTCGCTGTGGTGTTTTTGGCGCTGCCGAAGGCGTAGGACGGTGAGTTTTCGGGGGATGCGCTTTGCTTCAGGCCTGAGGCTTGGGGGCTGAGCATTTGGATCACGCCGCCGGCGACAAGGCCGATACCCGCGCCAATCAGTGGCGCACCAAAGGGAGTGGTCGAAAGAAACGTACCGGCAACGATCAGAACAGCGCCGACAATGGTTTGAATCAACCCAGCCTTCTTGCTTCCGTGGATGACCGGCACGATACGAATGTCGTTTGCGCCACCCAAGCCAAATTCCGCTTCGCCAACGTTCTTTCGATTGCGAAACACGGCGAAGCGCATGCCCAGCCGATCAAGGCGCTGAATCTCCTCCTTGAACCCCTCAATCGTCGCCTTCAATGCTCGGAACGCTTCCCAAGCTTGGCCAGAATCCAATACTCGACGATGAACTCTGCCAAACTTGGCCGCCAGAGACCCGGACAGCTTGATAGTTGTCATCGGCTGATAGTGAGCAGCGCTCGATTGCATGACTTTCTCCAGACATAAAAAAACCGCCCGAAGGCGGCTGATTGCAAATTCGTTTACTGATAATCGACATACGGTCCGAGAAAGAAGCCGCTCATGTCTCCACTGATTCGGTAGAGGCTTTCTTTGCCACTTTGCACATTGGCAGAAATCGTACGAATGGCTGCCCCGCCACACAGACCAGAGCCAGCGAGACCTGCTCCAATACTTGGATTACCGGGCGGCAGGTAAAAGGAGGCGCGCTGACCAGTGCCGATTTTCGCGGCCTTTCGGCCATCGACATACACGACGATGTCACAACCAGATCCAACCATTCCCGAGTCACGCACAACCGTTACCTTGCCGCTTTCGCCGGCAGGCTTACTTTGAAATGCGTACAGCTCATCACGCGGCACCGGATCAGCCTGGCTAACCGGAATGGCAGAGGATGCACACCCCGCCAACAGCGCTACCGCCAACGCCCCTACGATCAATTTCATGCAGGTCACTCCTGTGTAAACGGTGCACGATATCACCGGGGCATACGGAAATGAAAAAGCCCAGCGCAGACTGGGCTTTCTGTACCACTTGATAATTTATAGCGAACGAAGCTCGCTGAACGCTCGAGCGATGCAGTATGGAATCACCGCGCAGGTCAATCCCATCGCTGCCGCTGCGGCTTCTTGAGGAGCGCTTTTTGCCAACAACATCCCGCCGAACCCAACAAGTGCACCGATCAACGACATAACGATGGTGACGATCCACATAAATTTGGCCAATTTCATTCCCTTCATCTGCTGAGTTTATTCACGATCCGAGCCGGTCGCGCGTTGCAAAATCTACAGTCACACTCAAGTACGAGTCAAATTGCCATCACTCGCGCTGGCCAAGCCTGTCCAGGCATCCAGTCTGGATGGAACTCCAGTAACCACCGCCAACATGCCCGTAGTAGCGTTATGCCTCCGATAAAGCCATACGAGGGATTGAAGATGGCAGAGGTAATTGCGAACACCGCTCACTATGTTAGGAAGATCGCGCCGACGATTCTTGATGAGGTTGAGGAGTGGCAATACGTTTACGGCATTGGCGCAGCTGTACCGGCTTCTGGCATTTATCGGTGCACAGGTTGCGGCGATGAAATCACCTCCAACAAGGGCGATAAGTTCCCGCCACAAAATCGGCACCAGCACGCCAACTCATCGGTTCCCGTGCAGTGGCAGCTGATAGTCAAAACTCAGACAAAAGGCTAAAGGATTCCCCAGTCCTTTGCCTGCAAGCCCAAGGACTGGGATTGCGCCAATTTCGGCGCGTTTATGACCTGGAGGTCAGTGTGACAAACGAACAAAGACTCATCGACGTAATCAATTCTCATGGTGGCGATATAACGACGATCAGCTGCATTTTGGCCGGTTTAATCAGCCAGCTTCGAGCAGCTCAGGGGCCAGAGGGTATTGAAGCGGCACGCGTATTCGCGCTGGAAGTTGCGAAAACGATGCCGAGCACTGGGCCATCTCGTCCCGATACAAACCGAATTTCCGCAGTCTTTAATCAGCACAAATAGGGTCAAGGCCAAGCTGTTTTTCCAATCGAGCAAGCCGGCGCTCCAGCAGGTCGGCTTTCTCTTGCGCCCTTCCCGCAAAATCAGCCGGTAAAGAAATTCCGGCGGCAGAGACAATCATCTGACCTTTCAAGACTTCCGTTTCGTTAATGTAAGTTCGCCCTTCTTCATCGAATGCAAACGGCTGACTCATAAATCCCTCCTGCGGCTGCGCCGCGTTATATGGCTGGTTGTGCATTTCTGTGTCTGAGAATCAGGCGTGTCCGGTCGAGCCAAGGTCCACCGAAAACGATGACCTCCGATGGCCGGCCGTACAGGTGGTGTAGCAGGAACGGCCCGGGGCCGAACGTCGCCGCGTCCTCCCCTGGCAGTGCCGGGTCAGCGCCGAGAAAAATCCCGGCGTGGTTTGGGTACACGGTGCGCCCCACTTCCATCACGATCATGTCGCCGCGCTGCGGCTGGTCGACCCGGTAGAAGCCGGCGGCCTCATAGTTCGCCTCGTACAGGCTGGTGTTGTCCTTGCTTTCCCACCAGCCATCAGCGCGCTTGAAGGCTTCGAACTCCAGCCTCCACTCGCGTTTGTACCAGTCGGCGCAGACCTGCCAGCAGTCCCAGGCGCCGTGCACAAATGGGCGCTTGAGCAGCGGCACCTCGCCGGTAGGCATGACGGTACGCAGGTCGCCCTCGGGCCAGCTCAGGATGTGCCAGGGCAATGCAGTCGCTTCGCACATAGCGAGATCGCGCGGCGAAGGCCGGCTGGTGGCGTCCGGATGCGAATGAACTACGCCGATTACTTCGCCGATATCTTCAGCTTGGGCGTACTCCTCCGGGTCGATGCGAAACTCCTCGTTCGGCTCGGTCGAAACATTGCGGCACGGGTAATACTGCTGTTTGCGACCGATGCCCAGCAGCAGCCCGCAGCACTCTTTCGGGTACTCGGCAGCCGCGTGCGCCTGGATCGCATCCAAAATGTGTTTACGCATATCAGCTCCGTGCGATCAGCGAAACGGCCGGGAAGCCGCCGAAAGGCAGAGGATTGCCCTTGCCGAAACGTGGGATGCAGCCCTTGCCCAGCGTGGCGTCGCACTCGTCCAGTTCGGGGTTGTCGGTGACGACGCCATCCTTGGTCACGTACGGCCCGGTGTAACCGCAGTTCGGCCCGCGGTATCCGCCGGTGAGGCACCAGTGGCACAGCGTCGTGGCCTGCCGGCCGATCGACTCGTTGCCGACGTCGCCCGGGCTGGCAAGCTCCCAACTAACGTTTTCCCCGTCCTCGTTCGTTTTCTGGTCGATGTACCTGACCTCGATCGTCTCCTGGGTTGGATCTGCTGTCGGATTGCCGGCCGGGAAGTTCGCCGCGTCCAAGTAGGTGCCCAGCGTGTGGCGCATGGTCAGCTTGAACTCGAGCAGATCCTCGAACGCCAGACAGAGCGCGGTGATCCGCCCATTGACGTTGCCCACTGATAGCGTGGGCCGAACAGCTGTACCGTCGCCATTCGCCTCAATGCCATCGATCTGCATCGGCCAGGCGCCGTACTCGTTGCCCTGCCAGTAGATGGCCTTCGCCGGCAGTTGGTCGGCATTATCGCCGGCGGCAATCAGCTCGGCCGCCGTGTGCGGAATCGCGTGTCCATGGAAGCGCAGCACGTCCGCACCATAGTCCGTGCCGTCCAATTCAAAGAGCAGCACTTCGCTGCCAGGCTCAAGCACCTGGATGTCACTGATCAGCGGCATGATTGCCCCTTATGGTTGGAATGCCCGCTCGAAAGTGGCTGTGAGTTTGAAGACCCCGCCGCCCATTGGTGTGGGAGCGGGATTTTTGCAGGTGAAAAGCCCGAGTTCGCCGAGCGGCGTTGTCCAGAGAAACGCTTTCGCGCCGGCGTGCCGGTCGAGGAACTTCATGATCTCCAGCACCGTGGCCTTTTGGCCGACGCAGGTAACCGGGTATGAGTCCTCTTTGTTGTTCGGGCCGTCGCCGACGTTCTGTGCGTAGCCGTTGCCAAACTTCGAGGTGCGCACCCGATAGGTGATATCGGGTGTTTCCCCGCGCTCGGTTGGCCAGGTGAATTTCTCGATGGCCATCAGGCCCTCCCATTTGCACGTCGGAAGCTTGCACCGCCTGGCTGCCAAGAGTCGGCCACGACTCTTTCCGCCACGGCTCGCATCTGTGTTTGAAGGTTTTTCGACAGGGCTTGCTGGTCAATCTGCATGCCTTCTGAGCTGCGATCCTCTGTCACCACCGTGACCGGTGCGCTGATGCTGATCGCAGTCCCGGAGCCACCGCCGGCCGCAAGAACACCCAGCTTGCCGCTGGAAGTCCGGGTCAGCGGCATGATCGCCTCCGGCCCCGCCTCCCCCATGACCCCCGCCCGGCCGCCGGCCATCCCGAAGGCGGTCGGTGCGCTGACGATGCTGTTGGTGAAGGCGCCGCCGTTTGCGAACATCTGCACGCCCGACGACCAGGCACCACCGAGCGCCTGCGGGAAGTAGTTGCTGGAATAACCCGCCGAGGACGCGCCGAGATTCGAAGACGTTGCACCAGCAGATCCAGCCGCCAGCCCGTTACCGCCGCCTCCGCCAGTGAAGTAACTGGTGGCAGCACCGACAAGGCTGCTCAGCAACGCAGAACTGGCCTGACGGGTCGCGATCCGCGCCATGTCCGCCAGAATGGACTTGGTGAAGTCGGCGAACGATAGCTTCCCGGTCATGGCGAAGTTGACGACCGCATCCTCCATCGAGCTGAAGGCGTTGCCGAACAGGGTTTTCGTCTGGCCGGCAATATTGCTCGCCGAGTCCAGGTAGTTGGCCCAGGCCGATGTCGCGCCTTTGGTCCAATCACCCTGCGCTGCCTCCACATCCGCGTAGTTCTGGCGGATTTGGTCGGTGGACGCCTTGTTCGCGTCGGCGAGCGCCTGCGACTTACGGGCGAACTCCTCCTCCGACATATTCCGCGATGGATCTGACTTCTGATTCGCGAGTTCCAGCGCTTGTTGTGCGAACCGGTCTTGCTGGCTGTTCAGCTCGTTGTTTAGAGCGTTCTGGCGATCGCCCTGTCCTACGCCGAGAACGGCGCGCTGTCCTGCCAGCTCCAGCGCTCGCTGCTGCTGAGCCAGTGCCTGAACGTAGGTCGTGATCGACCGCTCTTGTCGAGCAAGGCGACCGGTCTCGTTCGTGGCCAGAACCTCAAGCTGGCTGTCCGCCTCTTTTTGCGCCTTGACCATCCCGGCTCGCGCATCAGCGATCTTCTGGTCGAGTTGGATGCTTTGCGCAGCAGAAGTGGTCTTTTTCGCCTTCGCGGCTTCCAGTGCGGCGATCTCCGCCTCGTAGGCCGCAGTCACCTCGTCGCGCTCGTTGCCGATCAGCGCCTCGCGTTTCAGGGCATAGTCGGCCTGCGAAACGAGCCCAGCCTTCTGCGCCGCGTCCAGCTCCTTCTGGGCGTTTTTGTACTCTTCGCTGATGGCTGTCAGGTTGTTCCTGGCATTGTTGAAGCTGGTCAAATCGACCTGCGTTCCGGCAGCCTTCGGATCCTTGAATTGGTCGTTGATGTTCGCCAGGTTCTTGTCGATCGCGGCCTGATTCAGGCGAGGGTCGTTGGGCGCGACCTTGCGGATATCTTCGAGCTGCCGCTTGTACTCCTTGATCGCCTCGGTGCGCTTCTGTTCATTCGTCCACGCAGACTTGGTGAGTGCATCGATCTTGCCCATGGCGGTAACAGCTTCGCCCTGGGCTTTTGCCTGTTCCCCTTCCCATTTGGCGATATCGGCTTCCGCAGCCTTCTGGTCCTCAAGCATGTTGAGACGATTCTGGTAGAGATCGATCATCTCCTGCTTGTTCTGGAACAGACCAACATTGCCAGACTGGGCCGATTCCAGATTACGCCGAGCCTGCTCAATATCGGCGTTGATATCCGGCCGGCCAAGGTTCTTCAAGTTGTCCGCAGCACGCGCAACGGCGTTGTAACCTTTCTCCCAGAAACTCAGATTTTCCAGAATGCGCGGGGTACGCTCGTTGATTGCATCGGCGTACTGCTCTGTCGCCAGTTTCACGGCGCCGGCATGGTCGCCCTGCTTCTCCAGTGCGGCGATCTGCGAGTAAACCGACGCGGTCAGGTAGTGGTACTGCTCGTTCAACGCGGCGGACGCCTTGACCGGATCGTCGGCGACCTTGGAAAACTCGGCAACTGTCTCGCTTACAGCCTTACCGGTCGCTTCCTGCCACGACACAGTGGCCTGAGTGATACCGGTGAAGCTCTCGCCGGCGATCTTTCCGTTGTCGGCCAGCAGAGCCAGCACGGCTGCTGCTTGGCCGGTAGTGCCAACGGTTGCGCTGACCTGGCGGGCCATGTCGCCCAATTGCCCGGCACTCACACCTGCGTAGTTGCCGGTCATGATCAGCGATTTGTTGTAGCCGCCCAGCTCTTCGCTGCCCTTGTAAAAAGCGTATGCCAGCCCACCGGCTGCGGCGGTGGCCAGCGCAAGCGGTCCAAGAATGGCGAGCAGACCCGCCGCACCCTCACCTGCACCAGCGCCCAATTGCGCAACTGCGCGTACGCCGCTGCCCCAATCACCCGAGGAAAGCGCATTCCCCAACTGAACGACGTTTTCCTGCGCCTGGCGGGTGCCGAGGCGCAGCTTGTCGAAGCCGGTGGTAGTTTTGTTGAGCTTGTCGTAGTCCTTGTCGATCTTGCCCAGAGCAGTGTTGTACTCGTCCTGACTGATCCGGCCGGCATCCAGATGCTTACCCAGTTGCTCGACCTGGGTGTCCAGCTTCGCCAGTGCGGCGCGGGCCGGGTCAATGGCGCCCAGAAGGCTGTTGAGTGCCTTCTGTTCATCCATGACCGACTTGGCCAGCGCGACCTGCTGCTTGTCGAGCTGTGCCGAGATCTTCGCGGCCTCAGCCTCGCCATAGGCGCCGGTCTTGGTCAGCTTCGCCAACGCGTCGCGCTGTTTGGCAAGATCCTGTGTAGTCTTGGCACTGGTAGAAAGCGATTTCTCCAGAGCCTGCATTTCGTTCATCAGCGAAACGGCGGACTGTTCGGCACGGCCGCCGGCCTTCGCCATCTCATCCAGGCTCGTTTTGGCCTCGATCGCATCGGCCGAGTCGATCTTGACGCCGAGTTCTGCAATGTTCATCGACTCACCTTGAATAAGTGCCCGTGACTACGGGCTGTTTTCCCTCTCCTCCGCCATGACGCGCAGGGCTTCGCCTTCCAGCACCTGCAGGTCAGGAAAGATTTCAGCGAGTTTCTTTTTCTTGATGCCGAGGAAGCCTGCTACGTCTCGAATGCAGTTGTAATCGAGGCCGATGGCGCCACCGGTGCCGACCCGCCACTGCGTGGACATTCGGTTGAACAGGAGAAAGGCCGGCCAGTTGCATGGCCAGACCTCTACATCGTCACCCGACATATCGTCAGCCGTCAGCCCGAGGATGGCCAGCTGCTCAGCAGATGGCCCGCTTTCGTACAACGCTGAGGCTGCTGCCCTCAGTTTCCCAGGCGAGCCTGATTGAACGCGCTCTGATAGGCATTCACCACCGCTTCGGCGGTCCCCTGACACGACTTCACAAGGGCAAGGATGCTCTTGTCGTCGAACTTGTCATCGAAGCCCCAGCCCGCAACCAGGTCCTTGATCTGCTGCACCTGATACTCGGTTTCGGCAGCAACGACCTCTGACAATGTGGTGCCTTCCCCGATCCCCTCGCGCATTTCCTTCGCCTTGAGGTTCCACTCGTCGAACAGTGCGGCGAGAGCCGGGCGATCGCGATACTTGAAGGTGAACTCGATTGCCTCGGGCTCACACCCAACGATTGGAATGTGCACGTTGGCTTTGAACGTAGGGTTCTGAGCGATCCTCATCTTTGCCATGAGAAGTCCTTATGCGCCGGCCAAGTAACGGAGCGAACGAGCAGAAAGTCCGATGCTGATGGTGCGGGTCATGACGTTGTTGCGCTCCATTGTTGGATCGGGAGTGATGCTCACATAACCCGGATAGAGGATCTGATCGCCGTTGCGCAACTTCATGCGCACGACGGCCAGCTCTTTGGTGTCATCGAAGCCCTCGACTGTCTCGACGTATTGAGCGGTCGGCTGATCCTCCACCACGATGGTGATCGTGGTCGGGTTTCGGTTCGTTGGAAATTGCTTGTCGTCGTCATCTTCCAGGTAGCCGACAGTTTGGTATTGCTGCTCACCGCCGGAGGATGTGAAGGACGTAACTTTCGAGATTTGCGTCCAGCCGGACACCGGGATCACGGAACCGGTCCCTGCTCCGACGGTGTATTTGTCGGTGTTGGTGGTATTGAGACCGGCCAACGCAAATGCATCGGCGGTAACGCCGGACGCCTTTACAGCGCGATCATTAATCAGCGCCCAACCGGAGTTGATAAGCAAAACATCGCCGTTTTCGATGTCGTGCCCCACGGAGGCTGCGACTGGCGGTTTCGCATTGGTCAAAGCAGTGAAAGCAACTGCGGATCCCATTACGCTGGCGATCTCCAGCACAGCGCCGTTCGGCAGCGGGAAGCGTGCGGCCATGGTGTGTTTCCTCTTGAATGCCCGCCTGACGGCGGTAGGTTATGCCCCAGCGGGCGGTTGGTCTGCGACACCTGCGTAGGTGAAGCTGGTCGGGACCGTGTAGGTCGCCGACTCTGTGATGGTTGGCCCCTGATCTACCGGCTCAGTGATGAGTCCATCGAACCCGTTGCGGGCCAGTGGCGTGTCCACGCGAAAGAGACGTGTCAGCTCTTCAACGAGCGCCTCTGCGGTCGCCATGGCCTGGGCAGATGGGCAGACGATGCTGATCTGATAGACGCCGGTGTATTCGTAGGCGTCCCCGCCGAGATAACGGCAGGTGGTGCTGGCTGGAAGCTGGAATGCCCGCAGATAGGTTTCAGATGGATTAGGCGTAAATGGCTGATTCGAGTAGGCCACTCGTATTGGGCGCGCAGCCGACCATGCGGCCAGCTTCGTTTCGATGGCCTGACGGGCGCGTGCGTGACTCATACCTGATTGTTCCTGATGGCCTCCTGCACGATTTGCTGGAAGCGAGCCACGGTTACCCGAACCATGCCGCCGGGGGCCTGTGTGGAATGGCCGAACTCCAGCGGGATCGCATAGGGCAAGTTGTTTATGATGTAGGCCATCTGGCCGGCGGTGAAATCGCTCATCGCGGCGACCAGGGCGGCGACTGTCTCGGTGCCGCTCGGGTCAACCTCGTCGAAGGTGACGCTCTCGACCACGCCAAGGGAAATGTGCCAGTTCGCGCGGAACCGGCCGCCGACATAGCCTTCCGGCGCGACGATGTCCATGCCGTCGTTGAGCTTGCGATCTTTCTTGAGCCTGCCGCCCTTGGTCAGGTTGGCCGGATCGCTGCGCAGAGCTGTGTTGTGATCGTCGACGGCCTTGTTGTACTGGGTTGCTACCGCGTTCTGCGCCCATATCTCCGGGTTGCCCACGGGAGACATGCGGATCAGGCTGCTGCCGACTTCGATGATGATCTCGCGCACGCTCGCGTCGATGGCTTCGCTGGTCTGAGCCGCAAACTCTGCAAGGCTCAAAGCGAAGCTTCCGGATTGGCCAGCGCCTGCTCGGCTCATGACCGCACCTGCAGCTCGTACAGGATCGGTGTGCCGGCTGGATTGACCTCTTTCAGCGGCGGGACAATTGTCCATGTACGGCCTTGGGCGACCACCTTGTCGAGCAGGCCCGGCACCCAGGCCAAACCTTGCGCAGCGATCTTCAGCTTCTTGTCGCCCTGCTTGATGAGGCTGTTGTTCTGGAACTCTTGGCCGGTGAAGTCGAGCAGGATGCCTTGGGCGGTCTGCTCGATGGTGGCGCCTGGCGATTCGCCGCCGATATCCGGGTCATACTCGCCCGGCTCCGTCTTGTTGATGGTCATGGGCTGGCCGAACTCTGTGATCATCTCCAGAGCCATCACGGCCATTTCGTCATAGAAGGTCATGGTGGCTCCGTTTCAGCTATGCCCGGACGGCAAACAACCCGCGCTTCTGTAGGTAGTCGGCAAACTGGGTTGCGCTCGGGCGATCCGGCGCCGCCGGCAACAGTCGGCCGCTGGCGTTCGGGATCGCCGCGTACTCGCGTGTGACAGCGCCTTCAACACGCTCCAGCGTTACCGCGCCTTTGCGCTTTTCGATCGGGTCGACGTCGTCAGTGTGGATCTCGGCGGCCAAAGCCATCTGACCGTACTGGATCCGCGCTGGCAGGTAGTTGTCGGGCTTGATCTCGTAATCCAGCTCGACACCGCGGCGTGGCCAGGATAGTGCCTGCTCGCTGTTGGACTTCCGCCCTTTCCACGTCATGCCGTCCATTGCCAGCGCGGCCCGGCGCAGCAGCGCTTCTTGCGCTGGAACCTCCGCCGGGATGGTCACACCGAACTTCACGGCGTACATGGCCAGATCTTCGGCAGATGCGTAGCTTTCGGCGTCAGGCTTGCCGGTACCGTCCTCGATGATGAGAGTCATGAATCAGCTCGCTGTGGTGTTCTGGATCGAGTGCCACGTTACCGGGCACCCGGGTTATTACGCCTGCTGCAGGTCAGCAACTGCCTTTTCCAGCGATTCTACCGAGGCATTCGCCCGATACGTCACGTTGGCGGCGTCGAGTTGCGCTTTGAGGTTCGCGATCTTCTCTGCATTGTCGACCGGTTCCGCTGCCGCCTTGAGGCGTGCAACTTCAGCGCGGAGCGATTCAACCTCGCCCGCCAAGTTGTCACGCTCACCCGTAAGAGTTTCGAAACCCTCATGAATGGCTTTCAGCGCACCGAACAAGCGGATTGGCAGTTCGCCGGCGCCCGGGTGTTCCAGCTCCGATTGTCCCTCGGCGGCTTCGATCAGTCGCAGGATGCCGTCGCGCTCAGCGCGCAGCGTGGCGTTGTTTTGCTCAAGGCCGGCAATAGCATCAGCACCACTCGAATCGGCCGGTGGACTGATCAAAGGCTTCAACACTGAGACTTCGACGCCCAATGCCTCATAGGCGTCTATCACTTTTGGCCAGTTGCCTATCACCACCGCATGGGTCACACCCGCTTCAGGCCGATCAAAGTGAGCCGGATTGCGGTACCGTTTTTCCGGATCGAAGTCCGAATTTTGGGTGGAGTAAACCAATTCCATAAAACTCTCCGTAGCGGCCATCGCTGGCCGCTGTCAGTGCCAGTATCAGCCGCCGGCTGGTGGCGTGGTAGTCAGGGTAATCAGCACACCAGCAGTAACCTTGTTGCTGTTGGAATGCTTGACCCAGTTCGCAGCCGAACCGACGGCGGCAAGCGTTGGGTTCGCGCCGCCAGCGGCTTCCTTCCAGCTGTATCCGAGAACGTCGATATTGACGGTGCCTTCAGCACGGTAGCCGATACCCAGGTTCTCTTCGTCGTTCACCGCGTACGAACGGAAGCCGGGCGCCTGAGATTCAGTGATCACCACAGCGTTTGGCAGCAGGCCGAAGATCACATCTGCAGGCGCGGTGTCGGTGACCAGCACCGGCTTGCCGAGAGTGCCTGGCAGTCCGCCGTAGATGACGACACCGGCTTCTTCGTAGACCTTGTTCGCGATCGCCTCGTCGACGATGTCGAAGTAAGCACTGGAGTGCATGACCCACAGCGCGATGCGGCCGAACTTATCGCCGAACTTGCGCATGCCTCGGGTCAGGGTCTTCTTGCCGTCGGTCTCGATGTTGGCCGAAACAACCATGTCAGCATTGGAGCTGATCGAGGCGCGCAGCGCGGCGGTGGCGTACTGGATGAAGCCTTCCAGTGTGGCGTCAGCAACGTCGGCGCCGATGATCTGGGAGAACTCATCGACCGGACGACCGCGGCGCTTGAACGCCTCTTCCGTGGTCTGGTATGGGCCGTACTTCCACGGCGCCTTGACGCCAACGGCTTCGCCCGCGCCGATCTTCTTCGCGGTCACCTTGCCGGTGGAGTTGACATCGCGATGCTCCAGCGAGCCGCCGATCTTGTAAAACGAGCGCTTGCGGAAGTCGCCTTCGATCAGCTCGTTATCGAGCACGATCGCGCCATTGGACGATGCGTTGAACACATCGAGGTTGTCCTGGACACGCTCCAGGTATGCGGTTTGCGCCTCATCGTTGTAGATGATCAGGTCGCTGTTCACAGTTGTTGCCATGGGTGAATCCCCTTACTTGGGCAATTGCAGGTATGCGGTTTGGCCGTGCTTGCGCTGGTAGTCACGCTTTTGCTCGGCAGTCATTTCGGAGCGCTTGAATGCAGCCTGGCCGCCACCCCCGCCCGGGGCTTGTGTCCCTGAAGCCCTTGGCCACAGATGAGGTGCGCTTTCGCGCAGTGATTCCGCCCATTCGAGCGGGGTCAGAGGGGTCTTGCCGTCTTTGCCGAGGATGACCTGGCCGGACTCATCAACGGCGACCGCTTCCCCCTCTTCGTTCAGCGAGAACACGCCTTTGGCGCGCAGGATGATGTCATCGGTTGCTTCCGGCAGTGCGCCGGCTTTAAGCGCAGCACCGCGAACCGAATCGCCCAGGACTTTGCCCTGAAACTTGGCGGCGAATGCTTCGGCCTTCTCGGCGCGCGCGGTGACAGTCTTCAACTGCTTGTCGTAGTCGCCACGCAGGCGCTCGGTACGGCGGTTGAACACCTCGTCCACCTTACCCTCGGTCAGCAGCTTGGTCTCTTCGTCTTGGCCAGCCCGGCTGAGCAAGCCTTTGACGGCGTCGATGTCGATGCCTTCGAATTGGGTTTCGAACTGAGTCAGCTTGGTGGTGGTGTCCTTCAGCTTGCCCAGCAGTTCGGAGTTTTTGGTTTTCAGACCAGAAACGGAGGCCTCAACGGCAGTCGCGATAGCGGCCTTGATTGCCGGATTGTCCAGGTCGATTTCGTTTTCTTCTGCCACGTTGATGCCCCCCTTGGGTATGTTTTGCCCGCGTTGCAGGCATAAAAAAACCCGCAAATGCGGGTTGGTTTTTGCAGCAATTTCGATAGTCTTTTCGACCCTTCAAAATTGATTGTTAAACGGGAAAAATAATGCGTCGCCAGCTGAAGAAAACGAACGCCTTGCCACTGCTGCCCAAGCAAAGTCGCGTCACCGAAGCGGTCTTTGCAGCATGTTTAGCTGGGCTTGTTGGCTTAGTGGGCACTGGGCTGACGTGGTATTCAAGCGACAAAGCGTTGAAGCAGTCGATGTACGATAGCTGCATCAAAAGAGTTGATGAGCAAGAATCAAAGCTTCGTGACAAAGCAGGAGTATTCTTGGCTCTCCGTGCTGAATGGTTCAGCAAAAACATCAACCCAAATATGAAAAAGGACGACTACTACCGCGCTGGCGAGAAAGCCATAGCAGCGGCAAATGACCTATCAATGCATGCCCCACTCAGACTTGGTGCGGCAGCGATGGATGCAGGCGTTGCGATTCAGCAAATAATGTCAGCCCAAACGCGAGAAGAACTGGCTCGAGTAAGGGAAGAGATCAAAAAAGACCAGTACGACCTGCTCACCGTTTTCTTCAAAGAAATCGACGACTATCAGGCTTTCCGAGCCGGCTGTGCGAAGTAGATTAAATTCATAGGCCGGCGCGCTCGAATGCCAGCGGCTCCAGCCCCTTCATTTGGGCCAAGGTCAGCGGCGCGAAGTTCCGATCAAGCTGCAGCTCTGCGAAGCGCTCAACACTCAGACCTCCCTCACGAAACAGCTTTGCTCGTACCGGCCCGATTGCCACATCCTGAAACGAAGCCGGCTGCTGCTGAAGCCAGTGGTAATAATCGAGGCTCGCACTGACCTGCCCCGCTCCACCTGCGCCCACCGCCGCCCGCGTGGCGCCCTTTGCGAACATCTCGCTGAGCTTGGTCAGCAGGACAAACGTAGTGCGGCAGTTCGGGTGAAACGGAGGCCTCGGCCCGGAGTCGACCGGAAACCGTCGCTTATCCATCGACCGGCATTGCTGGCTTGTCTTGCTGTCCAGCGTGGCGACCATCTCGACTTCGGACACGATGTCCGTATTGGCCTTGGCCACCTCCATACGCGCCTGAGACGACACATGTTGAATCGCGGTGTGCACGATCGTGCTGGCATTGCGATTGGTGGTGGCGAGAACCCCGTCCTTGTACCCGGCTGCCTTGGTGCCGCGAATGTTGCGGATGATCTGGAAGTTCGTTTGACCTTCGAAGAATCCCTGCCGGATCGTGCCGGTGACTCGCTCGCGCTCGGCACTGGTCCATCCCTTGATGAACGACTTCAGCAGCTTACCGCCGCCGGTGCCGCGCACACTGAGGGGGTTGGTCAATACCGCCGTGCGGATAGCCGCTGCCGTCGGCGCAACCACATCCAACGAGACACCAACCGGCGCAGACCGGGCTAGGCTCGAAGCCTCAAACTCAGCCTCGTAGTTGGCGATGTCGATCAGGTCGAGGTTCAGTTGCGTGCTGTAGCGGTCGAAGATGCCCAGCAGCAAACTGTCGATCTCTTTCAGTAGCGCTTCCAGCCGCTTCACGTTGTACTCGGTCAGATCCGACTGGGTCAGCCGGTCGCGGATCGAGCGGTCGATCTCCTTGAGGAAGGGCGCGAACTTGCCAACCTCCCCAGCCTTCAGCTTTTCGAGGAAGACAGCGTGCCGAATCGTGGCATCAAGGATTGCTTGGTTTGCCGCCATCTAATCTGTCCTCGTCATCCAGGCCCAGGCCGTCGCCCTGCTCTGCCAGCTCGCCATCGATCTGCCTGTCAGTGCGCTCCGGCGCGATCAGGCCCAGTTTGCGCAGATAGGCCCGCAGATCCGCTTTGGCGAATCCACCGTTCTGCCAGAGGCCGACCAGCGCGGTGATCATTTGCGGATCTGCCGTCAGTTCCACGAACTCTTGGTTGATCTGGTACGCAACCTTCGCGTCGTCGACGCCCATGTAGGTGCAGCACCACATGATCGCCCGGGTGTACGCCTCACTGACGTTCGCCACGCAGCCAGCGAGCACCGATGTCGATGCTGACTGATTACCACGGGCTTCGGTCGCCGTTTTGGACGAGAGAGAGGCCACGACCATCCGCGCTCCCAGTTCGATCATCATCTGGTTCTTGTCAGCCATGGCCTCCTTCACCAGTGTGTTCGGCAGCGGCTGGGCATAACCGAAGGCGCCACCTACTGGAAGCATCATCGGCGCACGGGAGCCGACGTAAACGCCGTTCTTCTCCATCCAGTCGCGCCACTGCTCGTCCAGGCCGGATATCCACGGTTGAGCCTGGCCGCACCAGAAGACGCTGTCCTCGTAGTCGGCGCTGTTCCGATAGTGGCCCAAGTTGATCATGGCGATATCGTAGAGCGGTGATTCGTCGATACTCGGGTCGTTGTTCTGCGCGCCGACAAAGGTGAATGGAATCTCCTTCAAGCGGCCGGCGGCGCCGGTGGGCTTGAACTCCTCAACAACAGCCAGCGGCCCGCCGCCTTTCGGCCCGGATCGGCGCCAAACGCGGCAGACGAAGCCATCATCCTCGAGAGCCAGTTCCCGGTACTGTTCGATCACCTTGAAGCCGAAGCCGTCTTCGATTTCCGGCGATTCGCGCAGCACCACCAGGGTCAGCACGCAGTGTCCGTTCACCATGCCCGTGCGCCAGTTGATGATGTCTTCGGCGCAGTACGACAGGATCACGGAGTGACCACCGGCGCCGGCGTCATGGTGATAGTCGACGTACAGACCATGCCGACCGGCCTCAAGCACCTTCTCTAGCGTGCCTTGCGAGTGCTGGTAGATGCTCACGCCGGATCCATTGGCGTTGTCCTGCAGGTACTCCAGCCTCTTCCCAACCGCCAGCGTCGGGTCCTTGTGGAAGGCCAGCCCCAACAGCCCGTTGCGCGTGTGTCCGGTGGCGTTCTTGAACACTGCCCGTTCGCGGTAGGCCTTGTTGCGATCCTTGTTTTCCTGCGATACGTCGTGAGCGTTGATGTACGGCAGTCGGTCGACAACCCGGTGCTGTCCGGCGCACACGTCGCGCACAGTAGCCCAGCGTCCAAGCGCTTCGATGTAGTCCGCCCGTTTGAAGGAGACGTCGTTGCTCATCGGGCGTATCCCATTTTGATGGCGGTGACCGGTTTGATGATCGGGTACTCGCGGTGAATGAAGTAACCGCCGCCGTCGTTGGCGTGGTCGTTTCCTTGGCTCTTGTCAGGTTCGCCGTTGGGAGCCCAGATCTGCTGTTCCAGGCCGTCGGCGTAGGTCGGGCATGTAAATGGGTTGACCAGGTACCGCCGCTCGCCCTGCGCGTTGCAGAACATGGCGTTCATGGCGTTGATCCGATCCTTCACCGGCGGGTTGGCCGCCGGCGCGATGACCGTGAAGCCTGCCTGCTTCAGCATGGCGATATCGGTGAGGCTGGCATTGACCGACTTGCGCGAATCGCCGGAGGCGTCCGGGTAGATCCGGATCTCGCAGGTCTTTTTGTAGTCGTTGCCGGTGTGCTCCCAGTACCGCTCCTTGATACGCCGGATCATGTCCGGCGTGTCGTAGCCATCCATCAACTCGTCCACGGCGCGCGGCAGGCCCTGGTCACGCTTGACGTGGGTGATCGCCGCCATCTTGCCGACGTTGAAGTCCATGCCGATGAACAACGGCTCACCGGGCTGGACCGTATCGAAGCACTGGTTCAGCTTGCGATCGTAGGCGTGGTAGATCGATCCGGACGTCAGGTTGACGAACTGGCCGTTCAAGTACGCGCGGATCAATTGCTCGGGGTAGGACTCCATCAACGAAGCGATGTAGTCGTCCGGCAGGTTCAGCTCGTTGTCGAAGGTGCTGGCCTGGATCAGCCCATACATTTCCTTCAGCGCCGGCTTGTCGCGCAACTGCTTCACGAACTGGAGAAAGACGAACTTGAAGCCTTCCGGCGTTGTGGTCACGTCCACGCCGTTTTTCAGCCCGGGGATGTTGTACCGCATCCGGGCAATAATCTTGCGCCAAGCCTGCTGCGCCTTGATCGACGTCAGCACGTCCAGCTCATCGACCAGAGCGTGACCGATCTTGAAGCCGACGATGGTTTGCGGCTTCTCCATCGACCTGCAGATCACAGTGCCGCGATACTGCCGGCCGCTGTAGATGTGAACCTCATGGTTCGCCTGGTTGATCTTGGTCTTCAGCCCCCAATCGTAGGCCACCTCCTCCATCGTGGGATAGAAGATGTCTCGAATCTGCGGATAAGTCGGCGCGAAATAACCAGCGTTGACGCCGGGCCACTCCATGAAATGCTTGCTGAGCGCCGAGCATCCGACCCAGGTCTTCCCGGAGCCGAAACCTGCAACGAAAGCGCGAAACTTGTGGGGCAATAAGAGGAACTGCGACTGCGGAACGTTAAGGCTCGGCATTCGACTTCCTCGCATCCACTACGTTGACCTGAATGCGCGTCGGGATTGCCGGTTCGTCGTCTGGCTCATCCTTCCGGTGGCGATTGACGTAGACGTCGCCGACTTCCTTCGCGGCCTGTTCAAGGATCTGCATGGCGAGGCCGATGTTCTTCATCGTCTCCGCTCGCTCAACAAACCGATTCATGGCCCGAAGACGGTAAGCGCGGTTGGCGATCGGGATCTCGGCCGTCTCCTCCCGGAAGCGGGCGCGCGTGTCTTCAAACAGCGTCTTCCACTTCTGGTTCAGGCTCCGCCCAACGTATTTCGTGGGGTCGTATGCCTCACACTGTTGGCGAGTGACATCGATCCCGAAGGTTTCTTTGACTGAGGCCACCACTTGAGATGGCGTGTCAAAGCAGGCCAGCGCCTGTACAACAAAGGCTTTCACCTCGTCTCTGAGTGCGGCCATAGATGGGCATCCGTCAAAGTGCTGTCAAAGTCAGGCCGACTTGAGCAGACAGGTTCCGCAGGCCCTCGCAATATTCATTTTTCCTACCTCAGCAGGCTTGTTTGCAGCGTCCACCAACTCTTGAACCGCAGGGCTCGCACCGTAGCGGCGGACAACACCGACGAACTCTTCAACGTCGTGTCCGCGCATCTCAAGCTTGGGCAATCCTTCCTGGGTGAACTTGGGTGCGCCGTACTGATCGGTCGCTTGGGCGATGTGGTACAGCTCATGTTCCACCAGTGCGCAGAAGTCAGCGTCGCTGCACTGAGCGCAGTAGTCGGCAGCCAGGGTGATGATGTAGGCCGGCACGTCGCCGAACCAATCCCGCATCTGCTGTTCCATCCGGGCCTTCTGCCAGCCGCCAGCGCGGAACGCCACCTGCTCAGCTTGACCAACCACAGTGCGACCCTTCTTTGTGAAGGCAGAGGACGCCCACATCACGCGAATGTCTGCATCGATCAGATGGGCGTGCTCTTCGTTGTGGATGCTGCCGGTGTCGACGAGGATCTCGGTCTGCATCCACTCCCATACCTCGGGGGCTGGCGTCAGGCGAATGCCACGGCTGGACAAATCCGAGAGTTCTATGAGATCCCCAGGCGGGCGCGGCCTTTCCATGGGTTATATCCCTACTGATATGATGGCCAGCTGCCATTTTTTATTTACAGGATCGTGCATGACGCAGGCTAACTCGGGAATATTGAAAGCAACCTTACAACTCGCATTTAGAGGTGCGGGTGTGGCTGCGCTCATTACAATCGCATACACGATGTGGCACGACTCAAACGAGAGATCCACTGCATTCGGGGAAAACAAGGCCGCATTGGCATTTGCCAATGGTCAACTTACGGAGAGCAAAGCCGAAAATGAGAAGCTGAAAACTGAGAAGGGACAACTCCAGCAACAGATTGACGATCTGCGGCAGCAAATCTTGACTGAGCAGAATAACTACAGATATGACAAGAAGCTGCTAGATGAAAGCTACGAGAAATCTCAGAAGCTCGAAGGTTACGTCGCTCAGCTAACCGCAATGCTCAAAAATGCGGATCCCTGCGCACCGATTCGCGCAGAAATCACGTCGCTTGAAAAAGAGTTGCAGCGTCCAGCCTACATAGTGCCTCAGCTTAGCGACGTCCAACGGGCGCAAGGGCAATCGAGCTTAGAAAAAAAGTATAAGTCTCTCGATGTTTGCCAGTCATCGCGTAGCTAAATCCTCGTTTACTTGGTTGCCATAATCCGCTTCGACTGCTTGAAATGAAAACTGGTTGCCGGTATTGGTGAGGCTCAAACCAACGCAGGAGCCGTAGAATGGATTTCGAAACAGCGGAAATTGATGTTGACCAAGGATCAGATAGCCATGTGAGGCTTTCTGCGGTGCCGTTCCATTTCAATCCGGGCGAACGCTCTCTCTACACCGGTGCAGATGGCTCAGGCGGCATTGTACAACGTACTGGATGGCTGGGCCTGAAGACGGAACCATTCAACGGCTGGTATTCGGCTCACATCATTTCGGTGACCGGCCACAAAGGAACTGACTTTGTGTTTGAGGTGAAGCGGAATTTCCACACCCCACTGCAAGATGGCGAGTGGCTATGGTTCCCTGCTTCGCGGCAAACAGTCGAGCCCTACCGTACCTGAATCCCTGCGTGCCGCACTCACCTGCGGCACACCTACCGCACCATCACCATTCCGAACCACTCTTCAATGATCCGGCGCATGACTGGCTCTGTCAGGATTTCGGATGGTTTTTCGCCGGCGTTCACTGAACGCGCAAGGTCACAGGGCAGCACGTGTACACCGTCAACCACCGCTACCGTCAGGTGTGGGCGCTGATCAGTGATGTCGTGGATGTCTGCGGTCATGCTTACTCCAGTGTCGCGACACAATTTGCTGATTCGCGAAACGTGTCGCGACCTGGAAAATTGGAATTCTTCACTCCAGATAAACAGCTACCATTCATTTCTTTCGAACGGAATCGACCAATGACCTTCAGATACATTGTTTTGATGCTCACGGCCGCCTCAGTGACCGGGTGCGGAACGATCAACACGACTTTCCGGGACGATTCCATCACCAGCAATAAACTGGCTCGCTGGCAATCCCATTGCGATTCGGTGTCTCGTATCTACGGTGGCGCCATCCTTGACTACTGCACATTGAATGCGGAGCCGCGCCGTACCAGTGGGTTTGACGGACACCCCGCTGCAGCTCTAATCGCCCTGGACATGGGAATTTCAGCAGTCGCGGACACTCTCGTTCTGCCATACACCATTTATTTGCAAAACAAGCATGGCGATATCAAGAAGTCCCGGTTCGAATAGCAAGTGAAGTGACTGCCTCCAGGAGAAGATGACACGGCTTATTTGCCGCGCCGGTCGATCCCGCCCGGCGCCTTGTCACAGCGCAGGCAGTGCTCGCAGTTCAGCGTCCGGCAGAGCCAGGCCTTCACCCGCTGCCACCAGATGACCATGAAGATGTGACGCATACCGGCAAGGGCCAGGGAGACGTGCAGCGTGATACCGGCGGTGGTCGGGCCGATGATGAAGATGTTCTGGTTGCGGCTCATCACCACAAACCCGCTGATGGCGATCGCTGAATAGATCAGCTTGCCGATGACACCGTCTCGCACTCGACCGCTCAGAACACACCAGGTCGCCCACAAGGCAATCAAGCCGCAGGCGATGGAGTTGATCAGTTCAAGATTCATGGATTGCCTCCCCCGAACCGCTGGCGAATGAGCGCCCAGAGGTCAGCGGCTTTGATGGCCCGGTTGATGGCTGCGAGCAGCGATCCGCCGAAGGTGCCCAACAGGAAGCCGACACCGGCAACGATGTTCGGCTCGGTCACGCCAAGGTATGCACTGACCATACCGGTCAGGTATAGGGCGCAGGCCACTCCAGTGGTGAGGAAGATCAGCCAGGCGCGCCAATCGGTCAGATCGTCCTTGTGCCACCAACTGGCGACGATGACGCCGAACAGGCCGGCGATCAGCAGATCCAATCTGTCGAGCAGGCGGTGCAAAAAGTCCATGCGCTCGACTCCGTGGGCATGAAGAAACGAAAAGGCCCCTGCAAGTGCAGGGGCCCTGAATAGGTGCGCTCGTCTTTCCGAGCTGTCAGCCAAAGGCCCTCTCAACGTCGACGCCCCTATGCATCGATCTCGCTGATCCAGTCTCGCGCCACCCTGAAAGCAAGTTTGAGGTCAGGGTGCGCGGGCTGCCGGTGTTGTTTCCGTACGTCGCACTATCCGGCTATCGACGTCCAAGCCTTCCCGTAGGCTGCCTTGGCTTCAGGTTAATTCAAGGAACAAAGAACCCGGCACGTCGGCCGGGTTCGGATTTTTACACTTCAAAAAATTCCCTTGAGCCAATCTCAGAAGGGAAAGGTCCAGAAGTTTTTTGTGGTCCAAGTGGAGTTGTCGAAGTAGAAAACGTTCTTCGGAACCAGCGTTGGGGTATAGCCAAAGCGCGCCCACACTGGCTGCTCTTTAACAATCGACAAGTTGCCGTTCGCCTGAACACGCAGAAATGCGCCAGGGTTGCCGGCGGTACCGCTGTACCAAAGAGGCGTGTTATTTGGTCCGTAAATAACAAGGTTGCCATCGGTTTGCATAACCGCTCGTTCAGCGCCCTTGTTTTGAGTCCAGCTTGCCCACAATACGCCGAGCGGACCGTTGGAGATCACCAGATTCCCGTCAGTTTGAAAGATGAAAGTAGTGCCACCTGCCACATACTTTTTATCTCGCTCAAGCGTGCCCGGTGGAATGATGATGGAGTCTTCGGCGCCAGGCGACTGAGGAATCGCGGGGTTACTGCTCCATACCGATATCGAGTCTGTAATGACAATGTTGCCGTCATCTTGCACTCGGAGATAGGTGCGCTCTGCAGCAGCAGTTTCGTCACGATTCGGCGGGGTGCTGTTGAAGGTCGACCAAGTACGGACATGCTCACGGTCTTTCAAGACTGCGTAGTACAGAATGTAGAACGAGGTCGGGGTGTTCTCATACACCTTGTTGCCGTACTGGGTGTAAGGCTGGTTTGCTTGAGCCGACCAGACTGCGGTCTGACCATCATAAAGAACCAGGTTCGAATCGGCTTGGAGGATCAGTCGGAAGCGCTTGTTGGGCGAATCCAGATACTGGTTCCAGGTCATCTCGCGCTTAGGAAGCAAGGTGGAGGTACCGTTCTGCGCGAACGGAATGCGTGCTGGGATAGCCATATGAATACCTATAGAGTCGAATGATTGTTCGCGGAGAATTCCGCTTTCATGTCGCTCACAGGCGATGGACAGAGGTTCTTGACCTTCTTGATTTTTGGCCCTGAATAAGGGGCCGCAGCCCCTTGCTCATTACGGCAGCAGATCGTAGGTCACGTAAGCCGTACCGCCGCCGTTCTGCGTCATTGCTACCCACAAACCCTGACCGGCAGGAATGGTCACAGAGAACGGAAGAGTGGAAGAACCGCCAACGGCGGACAAGATAACGGGCACGTTGGTCACCCAGCGCCCTTCCGGAATGGTCGTGCCGGTACTAATAAATCCGTTCCCGACGGGGCTGATCATCGTAGCGGTTCGAACAACAGCGCCATTGACGTTCTGTGCCGGAGTGAAAATTGCCTCGGCGTAGCTGGTTGCCACCGATTTGAAACGACTGCCGATTTGTACTGGTTCCATTTTTTTACCTATTGAGTCAAATGATTATTCGCGGAGGATTCCGCATTCATGTCGCTCAAAGGCGATGGCTCGAGGCTCGCGGCCTTCTCATGATTCAACGTCCCGCATCGGGAGCATTTGATCTGGAGCTCGGTAAACTCACCCACCCGGGCGAGAAGTCTGTTGCATTTTCCGCATCTGCATTCTTTTAACATCTGCAAGTCCATTTGGTTTTCTGCTAGGCTCCGTCCCGCTCGCGCGAGCAGTGAGGGCCTTGGCTGGCTTGCAGGCTCTATCTGCGATCTGGCGTCTCCCTTGGGTGTTACAGCACCCTTTGGAGTCGCCCTCTCTTTTCTCCGCGCATAAAAAAGCCCCGAACTTGTCGGGGCTTTTTGCTTTCTGGAGGGCATAAAAAAACCGGCTTCAGAACCGGCTTTTTTTAGGTAAGTTGCCGTAGGCAAAATACTAACTATGGAGAAATCATGCCCTCAGCCGTGCGGGAAGTCAAGCGGCCTCTTTCATTTTATAAATCACCCCGCCAATTGGACTCAATGCGCGCGCGTCGATGTCGTAACAGGCATCGAAGCAAAGCTGCACGAATGGCTCCCAATCACGGCCCCAAGCTGCGGATGGCAGCTCGACGTCGTACTCCCCTTTCATCCAGGCTCTGAACAACTCAGGCTTTATCAGCGGATCTGCGTTGGCCGATTGTCCGCCTTGGTGCATGTAGCGGTAACGACGAAAAACGCCTTTGGCAACGTATTCGGCCCGCTCCCGCTTGCTGGCGGTCATGCGTGCTGCCCGCGAACAGGCGAGATTGAAAACCGCAGCTTCGGCCTCCTCCCGATCGTCATCTGTCGGCTCAGCCGCATACATTGCGTTGCCGAATGCCCGGAGTTGAAAGTGAAGCCGGGCAATGGCCGATTGAATATGACCGGCAAGCGTTGCGTGCATCGCAGGATTCGCTGTCGGACCTCGCTCAGTGCTCTGAACTACTACCCCCAGTTCCGCAGCGTCGGAAGTCTGGCCAGGGGCCGGGTTGTAGTTGCAGTCGTGCCATGCCTGGCGCGCTGAATTGATTTTCATGCTGCGTGCCCCTTCTTCAGTTCTCTGTTCTTTGCCCGATATTCGGCCTTGATGGTTTTGATTTCTTCCACGGTGTACTTGCGGGGCTGATGAGGCCCTTCAAGCCATGCCACCTTGTCGGCGCCGATGCGCTGCACCAACCGGATGCGGTACTCGACCGCGTTGCCGGACAGGTTGCGGTTGCACTTCACGCACTGGCGGTGGATGTTCAGCGGCTCGAAACGCAGTTCCGGGCAGGCGCCAACGGATCGGTAGTGGCCGGCGTCCCATCGGCTGCCGGTGATCAGGTCGTTGTCGTTCGGCATTGAGTCGCAGCTGATGCACGGCAGGTGCGCGTCACGCAGGCGGACGTATTCGTTCACCGCCGCCTGGGCTTCGCGCAGGTGGTCAGCCCTGGTCTTCAGCTTCTCCTTGCGGACCTTGATCTCGCGGCGCCCAAAATCCGCCAAGGCCTTTCGAGCTGTTGCCTGCCCCTTCTCTGACTGACCGTAAGCGATGGCGCACTCGATCTCCCCGCATACAGCCTGCGTGTCGCGAGCTGGAGTAAACATCACCCGGCAGGACGGGCAGCGTTTTCGCCGTGGAGCGCCAGACCTGAGCGGGGTTTTGCGCTGTAGTGGAGTGCGCTTCATGCGTAGCTCCCAATCTGGTCAGCAGCACTCAGGGCCGCGTCTTCATTCTCAAAGTGCGCTGACAGGACGAGGCGCCAGCAGGCGTTGAACACGTCGCGGTAAAGCGGCTCAAAGGCCGTGTCGTCCATATTTGCCCAACTGATCGACTTGGCTTCCTTGCGCACACCGTCAGGAGTTCGCACCAGATGAAAATGACCAGCCTCGATCGTCACCCACTCCCGGAAAGCCTCGCGAGACTTGTCCACAGCAGGGAAACGTTCGGCGCGTTCGATTTCGAGTTGAGCAATGTACGAATCCACGGCGTGCGACAACTGCCCAGGCTTGCCGCTGGCAGCTTCGAAGAACCTGGCCAGCCCACGGATGCCGCGCATTTCCTGGCGCGGTACCAAGCCGCCAACCGGCTCCCAGTACTCCCACGCCAGATCCAGCATCGAGAAGAACTTGCCGTGAAACTTGGCGTTGCGCATTTTTGTGAATTTGCCGTGGATGACCTGGCCGAGCTTCCACTTCTGGGTTACTTCACGGTCGGCCTCAGTGGCTGGAACCAGACCCTGGGCGGTGCGGATAAGGGCGAGTTCAGCCATGCTCCACCCCCTTGATCACGGTTTTTTCGTTGCATAAAATCTGCTCACCAGCCTCATACGCGCGCGAACCTTTCGGAAGTCTGAGCGAAAGCGAGAGGCTGGATTCTGTTCCTTCCCCGCCCGCTCGACTGCCAGGGGAATGCTCAAGCTCTCCAACCACTTCGCACGCTATGGCAAACGCCTGGTCGCCCAAGCGAGTCATTTGCATGATGCGTGTCATGCCTTGAAGCAGCGTGTCGTTCTGTTCCTGCAACTGGCCGGCGCCGCGCTGCAGCGCTTGCACCTGCCCACGCAGCGCCGCGTTTTCCGCATTGACGTGGCTGAATTGAGTGGCGATGTGTTCTTCCAGCGACACCTGATCACGTTGCCAGTCGGCCTCGTCATGGAAGTAGCCGAAGCGCTCGCAGAGGCTGCGGTGGAAATTTTTGAAGCTGGCCTCAGCCTGCTTTTTCTGTTCAGTGGTTTCGGTCATCGAGCCGCGCTCCCTGCTTTCAATTGTTCGGCCTGCTGAATGAGCAGCGACCGGCGATCAGCCAGCTCGTTGGCTGCCAGAATTCGCAGTTCTGTTTTTTTCTTGTCCGAGGCTTTGCGCATAGCCAGCATCGATTCCTTCACCGCGGCGAGCTTCTCTCGCAGTTTTGGGGAAGGCCGCGCGACCTCACCAGTGAGCAGCGCAACCACAGCCCTACCGTCTTCAGTGACCGGCGCGACACTCAAGTCGGCCAGGTACTGCTGAGCGCGCTCCTGTGGGATTCGCTGCATCTGCACGGCTTTGGTGATCGCCTGTGTGCGGCGGTTGGCGTCGAAACCGACAGACACATGCCAGTTCACCTCCTTGCCGTCCTCCCGGGCTTGCCCTACCAGGCGCTCGTAAGCGCTGTTGAACGCCATGCGCGCACCGACCTTGTCGCCGGCGTCGAGGACAGGTTTCGCCGCAGCCAGTGCGAGCTGGATTTCGTCGGTCAGCACCACGGTTTCAAATTCATCGTTGGTGGTCATGGCGATCGCCCAGGCTTCATCCTTGCCCGGGCGCCCGTCGGCGATTTGAACTCGCTGGAGAATGTCGGCCATTGCCAACTTGCCTCTCACTTCAAAGCGGCAGGCCTTCAGTGCCGCTTTCACGGCCGGCACCGGGTAAGCGCAGAGGTCTTCGGCCATGATCGCCGCAGTGCCTGGGTTCATTTCCTGCCCCATGGACTCGGCGGTGGCGCAGATCGCGGCCGCGAGGCCAGCAACCTGCTGGTCGTTCATTTCAAAGGTACTCATTGCGCTCCCCTGCTTGGCGCTTGGCCAAGACCATTTGTGCAGCCTGTTCGGCGGCGGAGACGTTCGCCTCGGTGCGTTCCATTTGGCGTGCGGTAGTCCCGTTGATGCGCTGACCGGTCACCCACTGCGTGTGGTAGCTCTCAGCGTTGGCCAGCAGTTCGTTGAGGCTGTGGCACTTGCGCAGGACGGCGGCATCGCTGGTTTTCAGGTAGTGCGCAGCGACGTGGTGAGCAACATCGGCGCCGAGGCGGTCGACCAGTTGGCCGAGCTGGCCACCGACCTTGGCGTTCCACACCGGCCAAGCACCCTGGTAGCGCTTTCGGTAGGCCATGGCGTAGTTCGCCCAGACCTTGAAGGTTTTGCAGGACTGGTCTTTGGGGCCCGGCATGTCAGCGGGAATCTCAACCCGTGGCGTATCGGTGCGATCAACTACCAGCACCAGGTTGCGGGCCGGCTTGTCCGGGCTGCCTTGCAAGTCCTGACTGGTATCCTGATTAGTACCCTGATGATTGGTATCCTGATTTGTCGGAGATTTTTCCGACCCTGACTCGGATTTTTCTCCGACCTTGCTCGGATTTTTTTCCGAGGTAGATCGGATTTTTTTCCGACCTTCGTTCTTTGGTGGGGTCGGATATTTTTCCGACCCATCCAGCTTCTGGTTCCACTCGATCGCCTTCTCGGTCAGACGGAACAGCGTGATGTTCGAAGTGCTGGAAAGCTCAATCAAACCCGCCTCTTCCAAGGCCTTCAGCATGCGATAAGCAGTGTCTGGCTTGTCAGTGAGCAGCGGCAGCTCCTCAGTGATCTTGGCCTTGCTCAGCGCGAAGAAGATCCCGTCGTCAGTCTTGATTGGCTTGGTCCAGCTCGGGCAGCCGTAGACGAAGGCGAACAACAGGGCCTGCTGAGAGTTCAGCCCCCACTCCAGCGCCTTCACCTGGTTGATCGTGACGGTGTATTGCATGTCAGGCCTTCCCGACCAGTTTGGCCAGTTCGAGGAAGCGATCGACGTACCAGTGAGGCTGTGTTTCGCGCGGGCATTGAGGGCTGGTGAGGTTCTTGCCGTACTTGAGGCCCTTTTCAGTGACGGACCAGAAGTCGACTGTTTCGCCTTTGGAGTTACGGCGCTGCAGAGTCTTGAGGTAGCCATGGGCAGCAAGGGCGCGGTTGAAGGCTGGCGCTGTGCTGCTAATGGCGTGTTCTTTGATCAGGGCGGTCACGGCCTTGGTTGGCATCGAAGAGCCGCCAGTGGCGTCAGGCGCCGCATCGATCGCGTAGCCGGGAAGGAAGCTCGACTCCAGGCCATTGTTCTTCGCGATCTGCGCGAGCATCAGCACCTGACTGGACGGTGCAGGCTTAAGCAGCCGCGTGAAGCACTCAAGGATCGCCAGCTCGCCGACTACCTTCGTTCCATTGGCGATTACGGCCAGGCGCGCGCCTTCTTGCTGCTCCAGCTCTCGCCAACGGCGGATTACTTTCATCCGCATCGGCGCGCTGTAGCCAGTCAGCAAGCAATCGGTGTGCTCGCGGTCAAGTTGGTACTGGACCTGCTCTCGGTTGCGGCCGTCCAGATAGATATCCTCAAACTTGAGGGCATCGATTTTCAGCTCTTTCAGCATGGCGAGGATGTCGCGCTTTACATTGTCGTGGCGCTTGCCGGTGACATTTGCGATCTCGCGAGAGGACATAGTGGTACGCGACACGTTTTCAGAATTCGAAAAACGTGTCGCGACACTTTGGGGGGTATTGCTTGAATTGGGTTGGCTCTGCATAATCGGGCCTCTCTAGTTTTGCGAATCAGCCGACCTTCTACGTCGGCTTTTTTGTGCCCGGTATTCAGGCAGCCTTCACCGAGGCATCCATCACGTCTAGGCTCTGCCGAACGTGGTTGATCTCCTGGCGGATCAAGTTTTTCTCGAAAGAACTGACGTGGTTGTCATCTAGCGCCTGGTGCACCGCGATGGTCAGATCGGCGACCTCTTTGCCGACGCTGATCAGTGATTTGGTCAATGCTTGCGGCTCCGGCGCAGCTTTCGCAACGATGTCGAAACCAAATTCACTCGCCAGTGCAGCCAGAGGGCGCATGTCGCCGGTGTGCAACAGAATCCCGAACAAATGCTCCACGGTCAGGTGGTGTGCGTCGTTGTCCGGATTGGCGCGCTGAAGCAGGCCAACGTGAGGAACGCCCATCTTTGCAGCAAGGGTCTTGGCTTCGTTGTCGAGGACAGCGCTCTGGCAGGCCCGCAGAAAATCTTCCATTCGTAAAACCTCAAATTTGTTTCCGTGGCGCCCTGCCAGTGCGTGGGCGATCATTTGTTCACGCAGTAAGCAATGACTGCCTTAGGCTGCTGTGCGCTTAGGGCGCGCCGGGATCGGACGAATCTCATTCGCCTCAATACGGCCGTCGTCATAAAGGGTGATTTCGATGCTTCTGCCGGCTCGAACCATTTGCGAGATCGCGCTCTGGTTCACGCCAAGAGCAGCAGCAAGCGCGGCTTGAGTGCCGTGCTCTTCTAGGTATTTGCTCAAAGGGATCTTTTTCATGGAATTTCCACGGCTTGATATCTGCCATGGATAGTAGCAGCGCTGATTTTTATCAGCAACAAAATACTAGCAGCGCTGTTTGCTTGGATATCAGCTCTGCTAATACTCTTATTCGTATGAAAATACGTCGCCCCCTCACCCCCGAAGAAGTCGCCGAGAGCGCCAGGCTCAAAGCTATCTACGAACAGCGGAAATCAGCTGCTAAAGCGGCCGGGCGCAGCCTGACGCAGGCGGACGTTGCCGAAGCATGCGGATGGTCCGGGCAAAGCGCATTCAGCCAATACGCCACCGGGAAGGTGCCACTCAATGTTGAAGCGCTGCTGAAGCTCGCAAAGGCGCTCAACTTCGATGCAAGCGAAGTCAGCTCTCGACTGTTATCCACTGTTGCCAGCGTGCAGCAGGACCGCATACAGCCAAGCGTAAAATTAGGAAGCATCGAGACTTGGGACGACGAAACCCCGCTCGATGACGATGAGGTCTACGTCCCCTTCCTTCATGAAGTCGAACTGGCGGCCGGATCTGGCAGGTTTGCGATTGAGGAAAGCGCTAACTCACGCCTCCGCTTCAACAAGAAGGATCTACGCCACAACGGCGTTCAGTTCAGCAACGCGAAGTGCGTGAAGGTTGGCGGGAACAGCATGATGCCCGTGCTGCGCGACGGCGCCACAGTTGGCGTAAACGTGGGGAAAAACTCACTGAGCGATATCGTCGACGGCGAGATGTACGCCATCAACCACAACGGCCAACTGCGCGTGAAGCAGGTCTACCGGATCCCGATCGGAATCCGCCTGCGTAGCTTCAACCGTGACGAGCACCCGGACGAGGACTACACGTTCCAGCAGATCCAAGAGCAGCAGATCTCGATACTTGGGCATGTATTCTGGTGGGCTATGTACTCTCGCTGATGGACCGGGAAAAAAACCTAGCACCGACTATGCTCAATATTCCTCATGAACTTCATAGCCCGCCTCCCCCTTGGCGGGCTTTTTTTCGACTGTGATTAACCGACTTCTGCAAGGTAGCTATCCAGGCGTCCGTGCAGAGTGCACGCCCTCACCTCGCCATCAGCTCTTCGAAATGCTTGAAATCGTTGAGTCTTTTACTTTCGGGCAGTTGGCACAGAAGATGCCCTTACTACTGGGAGAGCGTGAACCGCAGCCGGAGAGCTGCTGACGCTAACCTGTGATAGATGAGGCATAAAAAATGAACGCAATTGACCTTCTCAAAGCCGACCACGAAAAAGTTAAAGGCATCCTGAATCAGCTGAGCGAATCCACAGATCGGGCGCTGAAAAAGCGCGTCGACCTGCTCGATAAGCTGGAGATGGAGATCACCATTCACACACAGCTGGAAGAGCAAATCCTCTACCCCGCTTTCAAAGAGGCGGGCGGTAAAGAGCAGGACGAGATGTACTACGAGGCGAAGGAAGAACACCGCACAGTGGACTCCCTGGTGCTCCCAGATTTGAAAGGCACTGACCCGTCAACACCCGAGTTCGCCGGCCGGGTAAAGGTGGTGAAGGAGCTGCTTGAGCATCACATCGAGGAGGAGGAAACCGAAATGTTTCCTCAAGCCAAAAAGCTTTTGGGTAAAGCGAAGCTCGATGAACTGGGAGAGCAGATGGAAGTGATGAAGGCTTCACTGAAGAAAAGCTTGAGCAAAGGAGACTTGGCGGCTTGAAGATGTCACTGGCTCTATTTGCCAAAGCAGCCCGGCCCCGCGCCGGGCTTTTTATTCAACCCTTCCCTCCTACGTACCGCCCTCAAGCCCCTCTACCGAGTGCGCATAGAAGGCTGTCGCCTCTTCTACCAGCTCCCTCCAGTCATCGCCATCGATAATGCCGGCGCGCTTATATTCGTCCGCAAGCTTCAGCAGTTCGTCGTATTGCTCCTCGGCGTCCATCCGGATTTCTGGCTCTTCGAGTATTTTTCGCCAGGCTGACAGGGCCTGTGCTTTCCGGTCGTCGTTCATGGTGAGTACCTAGTGGGTGGGTGCACCGGTAGATATCTCCCACAGCGCTGCCGTTCATTGAAGGTGACTGACGGCGCGGTAGATGGTGGCGTAGGGCCACGAATGGTAAAATACGAGTCTCACTCAATGGATCAGGTTCTACGATATGGATAGTGGAAGTCCTATGGCTGGCTTTCTTTTTCTGGTGGTTGGCTTCGTCATCTACTTCCTGCCCACATTTGTCGCCTCCAGTCGGAAGCACCTCAACGGAACATCGATTTTCCTAGTAAATCTTTTCCTTGGATGGACGTTTCTCGGATGGGTCGTTGCATTGGTCTGGGCTTCATCCGCGAATACAGAAGTACCGGCAAGGAATTTGGCGTCAGGAGTGGGCGCGTCCGCCGAACGGACCTGCCCTTTCTGCGCTGAAACGATCAAAAGCGCAGCTATCAAGTGCAAGCACTGCGGCGCTGATGTTGAAGCCATTCAAGCGCCGCGACTCAAGAATGGGTGGGTCGCATCTGTTCCGTGCAAGGCAGGAGCAGAACAGGTGAACACCATCGAGGCGATAAAAGCGCTAGGACTACCAGTTGTTCCAATGATTGGTGCAGCAGTCGGCGCCGGCCCTTTTGAAACGAAAGATGAAGCCAAGCAAGCCTCAGCGCTCCTACGGAATGAGCCAAGACTCTTCAGCGAAATCATGTACAGGGATTCCGTAAGCGGGAAATATCCACCGATTCTCGACTGACCTCCATTTTTCACGAGGCCCGCCAAGCGCGGGCTTTTTTGTGCCCGCAGAAATTATTATTAGCAGCGCTATTTACTTTAAATAGCAGCGCTGCTACTTTTATTCGCAAGCCAGACAACACTGGGCCAGCAGCGAAAGCCGCGCCGCTCTTTAGCGATACCGCTTCACCTTGCCGGATCACCACCGGCCCAGATTCAAAGGCAGCGATGAACCGGCCTCAACGGTTCAGAGGGTTGGCAACTGACCCGGACGTGCAGCGTAAAACGTCGAAAGCAGTTATCCAGCGGGAGAACAAGCCGAAAGGCCCGCGGCTGGACGAACAATTTGAATGAGCCCGTACCGCGCCAGCAGCGCCGAAGGGACACGGAAATTTTCACTGATGCACCCAGCCGCTGATTGGTCGGGTGCATTGGGAAAACAACCGATCAAGCACGGAGCATCAAATGAGCGAACAAACACTTCAAGCGCTACTCGCCGAGCGCGTCACCATCTACGCCCAGTCGGACCGCCCTCGCGAGCTGATCGACGAAGGCATCGAGAAGCTGTTCAAGGAAGTGGTCGGCGACGCCTTCCGCTCCTACGGTGACTTCGGAGGCGCGATCAAAGAAGCGGTGAAGGCTGCGCTTCCGGCCAACGTATCGGACGTTTTCGAGTTGCAGCGCTACAACGCTCTGGTCGCCAACGCGCTCCGCGAGCGCTGGGCAGCGGCAGCTTTGCAATCCACCGTGCTGGAGCAGGCAGACAAAGTGATCGCTGAAGTTCTCGACGGCGACGGGCTCATCACCGGCGAGATCTCGCTTCGCGCGTTGCTCAATGAGTTCATCATCGAGCACAAAGACCAGGCAGCTGAAGAGCGTTGGAGTGAGCCGGAAATTCGCTTCAAAGAAAGTGAAGGCGGGGCGACCACCTTCCTGTACATCGGGTTTGATCCAGAGCCTGAGAACAGTCGTGACCGGTTCGTGTACAGCTCTGATAAGCGCAGCATCCACAGCCTGAAGCACTCGCTCCACGTCCACATCAAAGGCGAGCGTGAGACCGGCGACCGCTTCCGCCCAGAAGAACGATTTGGCGAGGTGATCGGCGCGAAGCTCGACGACAACAAGATCGCAGTGAACATGCGGGTTCGCACGAAGTGGGAGCGGATGCTGGCATCCCTGTACTTCGGTAATGCGGTGCTCGTCATCGACTGCGACGAAGACGAGTTCAGCTACGGCTTCGACGACTGAGCAACCAGCGCCACGACAGCCTGATAGGAGGTGCGAGTGAAAGACGTTCCAGTAGAAAAAATAGCTGAGCTTCTGAGCTACGACCCTGAAACTGGACTGTTCGTGAGGAAGCGCTACATCGTGGGCGGTGACAGCGCTGTAAAGCAGCGCCTCGACCATGACGGATACCTACGGATAAACGTCGCAAAAGGAACCTTCAAGGCCCACAGGCTTGCTTGGGCACTTCATTACGGAAGGTGGCCTGCGGGCGACGTTGACCATATCAACTGCGATCGCGCCGACAATCGAATCGCAAACCTTCGGGAGTGCAATAGGAGTCAGAACTGCCATAACAGTTCTTTGCGCCGAAACAACAAGTCTGGGGTGAAGGGTGTTTCGTGGTCTGGTCGTAGAAAGAAATGGCACGTCCAGGTGGCAGTTAATCGAAAGATCCACAACGGCGGAATGTATGCGGATATCGCCGAAGCGGAAGCGGTTGCCGTCGCTTTAAGGGCTCGTCTTCACGGTGAATTCTCAAATCACGGTTAATTGCCCGATCCTCTCTTTGAGAGCGCATCGGATATAGCTCGGCCTTCTGCGTGATAGCAGGGTGGCCACCTTGTCCCGAGCCAGAGCGGATTTTGTCGCGGCGTAGACGGGCAACGCTCAGGTGGATTCGAGCTATATCCGATGCGGACGATTACTACACACCGCGCAATGCCTTCCCCTGCATCACACCGCTTACGACCTAGCCCGATCCGTAGCCAGTAGCAGGACCGGGAATCTTCGGATCACCAGTTACAGCTACGATTATCAATCAAGTCAAGCGGGAGCAATACTGTATCCATTACCGCAGAGAATGGCAGATCGATAATCATTAATGGACCAACTACATCCCACGATTTTAAATCGAGCTTCACTCCAGTATACGGACAAGGATTAAATATATGTCCAAGTGAACTGGCGCACCCGGACAACGAAAGCAGAATCATAAGAGCACAACAAAGCCTGATCATAACATCCCTACTTAACATCAAAGAATAAGCGGTGCCGCACCGTTATCGAAGCATGTATATATCTTTGATGTATGTAAGAAATTTCTGATTCTACGTTATAAAAACCCATCATCCACCTATACCCATCAGCACTCCACCCCCGCGCCCAACGGCAACCAGCGGAGCGAACGAGTGCATCCGAGTTTTGTTGGATCAATACCCGCCACTTTGGAGGCGACCATGAACGTCACGACCGAAAGCGCCGAAGTATTCCGTGGCGGTGGACGCCGGTGGTTCACGCTCCGCGCAGCCTGTAAGGCCGAAGCACGCGCCCTGCTGAATAAGCACTGCGATTGCGATTACTGCGACCACGAGATGTGGGGGCGTGAGGAATTGCCCTGCCGCCTGCATCACCCCGACCGCTATCCAAGAATCATCAAACGCCTCACTGACGGACTCATGCGCCGTTACCGAGCGCAGGTATCGAGGACACAGCCATGAACGCAGCACTGAAACTCTGTCAGGCCAACTTCGACGCGCAGTTACCTCCGGCGGTGAGCGAGTCAGACGATCAGCGCGAATGGCTGGAGGGCGCCGCTGAACAGCTGGTGTGCGGCTCGGATGTGGAATGGAAGCGCCGGTTTGGCCCGGCGCGGAAGGTGACCTCGGCGGAGTACGCCGAACACCTACAGCATCACCTGAACCAGCGGCAGATCGACGGTCTGGATGATCGCGACTCGTTCGCCAACCTGGTGCTGGCCGTCGTGGTTGGCAGCCAAGCCGAGGCGCTGACTCACGCCAAGCACCTGCTGGGCAGCAACAGCCCGGTCACGCAGCTTGAGGCGATCGCCGCCAACTTCCTGCGCCCGCACGCCGCCGATGCGGTGACCGCCGATCGCGAAGCGGCAGAAGACGACGTGGACAGCGATCTATGAGCGCTCACATCGCTATCGATCAGGCGCTGGAGGCTGCTGAACACGCCGGTGCCCGCCAGATCGACGAAACCCTGGCCGAGGGACTGATCATCCAGCACTTCACGGCCAACGCCATCACCGCAGAAGAACTCAAACACTACAGCGCCCGCCTGCTGAAGATCAGTCGGCAGCGCAAGGAGCTGGCAGCATGACCACGCCAATTGTGACAACGCTGGTTGATGAGCAACTGGCAGACATCGAGCGCAAGATCGCCGTCCTCGGTTTCGGCCTCCCTTTCAATGAGGTCATCGGCCGCAAGCGCGAGGATCTGGTCGACAACCTCCCGCAGCGACTGTCGGTGACCATGAAAGGCGGTCGTATCGCCGTGAGGGCTCGGCCATGAATCTCGTCTACTGGATTCTTGTCGTGGTTCTGGTGGTCGGCGCAGGCACCCTCAAGGTCGTCAATAGCGAGCCTGGCACCTGCCAAGTTCCAAAATCGACCACCTACAAGGTGTTCCAGTGACCAGTCGCCAATGGGCGCGCCGCCTGATTATCTGGCGCGGCGCGTTCTCTTCCCTCGGCGTTTTCACCTTCCTGATGCTGCTCAGCGCTCTCGCCGACCGCATCACTCAATAAACCAAGCATTCAATCGCTGCGCTGGGCGCGGCAAGGATTCCCCATGTCCGCACAACAGCAAGTGATCAAGATCGACGACATCAGCGCCGAGAACGCGCCAGCCATTTACGTTGCCGGTGGCCTGGGCCAGTTCTTCGACGCGGTTCAGGCGGAAGTCACCGCCGAAGTGCCAGACCTGACGACTCGCAAAGGCCGGGAGCGCATCGCCTCCTTGGCCGCAAAGGTCAGCAAATCGAAAACCGCCGTCGAAAAGCCTGGTCGCGACTACCTGAAGCGCCTGAAGGAAATGCCAAAGGTGGTGGAGGCCGAGCTGCGCGACTTCGTCAACAAGATGGATGCGCTGCGCGATGCCACTCGCCAGCCGCTGACAGACTGGGAGCAGAAAGAGCTGGCCCGGACTGATGCGCACGTCGACGCGATCCAGCACATCAAGGACTTGGCCATATTCGACGAGCCGCCAACATCCGGACACCTCGCCAGCGTCATTGCGGATCTCGAACTGCTCGAAATCGGCGAAAGCTGGGAGGAGTTCTTGGCAGAAGCTGCCCAGGTGAAAGATCAGACGCTGATCAAACTGCGCGGCCTGCACGCCGAGCGAGCGCGGTACGAAGCCGAGCAGGCCGAACTGATCCGGTTGCGCGCCGAAGCCGAAGCACAGGCTCAGCGCGATCGGGATGCACAGATCGCCCGGGAAGCTGAGGAGCGCGCCCGCCGTGAAGCTGAGCAGCGCGCCCAGGCCGAACGAGACGTTGCAGCTCGCCGCGAGCAGGAGCTGATTGATCAGGCTGCCGCCGTGCAACGCGCTGCCGAACAGGCTGCCCGCGATGCAGAGGCACAGGCCGAGCGTCAGCGCCTCCAGCTTGAGCAGCAGGCCGAGCAGGCTCGACTGGCTGCAGAGCAGGCGGAAACGAATCGCATCGCCGCCGAGCAACGCGCTGAGCAGGAGCGCCAAGCCGCAGTGAAGCGTGCCGAGCAAGCTGCAGAGCAAGCCCGGATCGAAGAGCGCCGCCGCGCTGATGCTGCCGCAGCTGAAATCGTACGCCAGCAAGAAGCCAGGGAGCGCGACGAATCGCACCGCCGAGCAATCAATCGTGCTGCCTTGGAAGCCTTCATCGCCGGCGGCATGCCTGAGGAGTGCGCAAAGCAGGCAATCACCCTGATCGCCCAGCGCAAGATCCCCGCCATTTCAATCAGCTACTGAGGTCGCCATGAGCAATCTTGCAGTGACAGAAAAGGTCGAGCGTGTCCCGACCGTCCAAAACGAGTCGGCAACAATCATGTCGATAATCCAGCAGGTGGCGATGTCTCCGGACGCTGACATCGACAAGATGGAGCGGCTGATGGCGATGCACGAACGCTTCCAGGCGCAGCAGGCCAAGCAGCAGTACGACGAAGCGCTGGCCCGCATGCAGGAAGAACTGCCGGTGATCGGCGAGCGCGGCGGCATCAAGGATAAAAACGGCCGTATCCAGAGCACCTACGCGCTCTGGGAAGACATCAACGAGGTGATCAAGCCGGTGCTGGCCCGACACGGCTTCGCGATCACCTTCCGCACGCCGCGCAATGAGCGCGGGATCGAAGTGGAAGGCGTATTGAGCCATCGCGGTGGCCACCGGGAAACCACTTCCTTGCTGCTGCCCGCCGACACCAGCGGCAGCAAGAACGGCGTCCAGGCGGTGGCTTCCAGCGTGAGCTACGGCAAGCGCTACACCGCCGGCGCCCTGCTCAACTTCACCACCACCGGCGAGGACGACGACGGCAATGGCGGCGGTGCAGCGGTTACCCCGCGCATCACGTCCGCCCAGGCTGCCCAACTGGCCATGCTGCTGGACAAGTGCAGCGAGAAAGCCAAGAAGGCGTTCGCGGGCATCCACGGCACGCCGTCGGCTGTCGAGAAATGCATGTTCGATCAGGTGCTGGCCATGCTCACCAAGTCGGCAAACCAGAACGCGAAGAAACCTGAAGGGGAAGGCAATGAAGATCATCAGTGACGTTGAGCAAGGTACTCAGGCGTGGCTGGACCTGCGCCTGGGAATCATCACCTGCAGCGAACTGGACAGCCTGCTGGTGAACGGCAAGGGCGAAGCGGGATTCGGCGCTGGCGCCTTCACCTACATGAATACCCTCATCGGTGAGCGCATCACCGGCGAAGCGGCTGACCCCTTCCAGGGCAACCGTCACACCGAGCGCGGCCATGAGTACGAGGGCATCGCCCGTGGCCTGTACGAAAGCCGCGAGGATGTGAAAGCCCACCAAGTGGGCATCATCCTGAACCACGGCATCGGCTACTCGCCCGACTCGCTCATCGGCAACAAGGGTCTCACTGAGATCAAGACCAAGCTGCCGAAGCTGCAGGTCGAGGTAATCCTCACCGATGAGATCCCGAAAGAGCACATCGCCCAATGCCAGGGCGGATTATGGGTCTCAGAACGCGAGTGGATTGACTTTGTTTGCTACTGGCCCGGAATGCCGCTGTTCATCAAGCGCGCTTACCGGGACGAAGCAATGATTCGCAAGCTCTCAGAGCGGGTGAAAACCTTCTACGAGATCCTTGAGGACCGTATGAACCAAGTGCTGGGGATCGCAGCATGATCAGCAACCACCTCAATCTGGTTGAGCAGCACCGGCAGGACGCTGAGGCGATCTCTGAACGAGTCGCCCAGTACCTGGCCACCGGCGGGCGGATCGAACAACTGAAAAGCCCGCCGCGCAATCCTCTGCCGCCGCTCCGCTCGAACAGAATAGACCCTGAAACGGTCCTCAAGCGGCGCCCGAAGCCGATTTCGGCCGCCGACCGCAAGGCGCTGCGCAAAATGGCGGACTCGCTATGAAGTCGAAACGCAAACTCAACAACGGATTCGCCCGGGCCGAACGCAGCTGCCGGGCGCTGCTGCGCACCAACCACGTCGCGGTGGTGAACATCGACCCCAGCGGCAGCCAGATCATGGCGAACTGGAAGAGCTGCCGGCAGATCCGAAGTCTGGCGATCGCCAACGCGATCTTCGACTTCTCCTACCGCTGGACGATCTACATCGCCGCCATGTGTCGCGACGAGCGTGGCGCCGAGTACATCAAGTCGGTCGAGATCTCGCCCGAGGGCATCTACAAGGTCGAGCGCCTCACTGATGCGATCGAGCATTACTACCTGGAGCTGCGCAACAGCGCGAACCCCAACCATCTGGTGGCGTCAGGCTGGATCGCCATTCCGGACGAGGTTTCGATGGATGAAGCCCAAGCCGCGAAGTTGTTCTACGCCGCCGGCGCCTGGAATCAGGTGAAGGTCGCAGCGTGAAACGAACAATCAACCGGGCGGCCACGCGCCGCCGACAGACCTGGTTGGGCTTGCCGGCCAGCGGAATTGAAGAGGTAGGTCATGGCCAAGAGCAACGCGGAACGGTTAGAGAAAGCCGCGGCGAAGAGGAAGACCCGCGGCGAAGTAGAGGTTCGGTTCCACACCCTGCCAGCTACGCGCCAAGCCCTTGCTGAGCTGATGGCCTGGAGTGGCATCGAGGAACAGGGCGAGGCGATCACGCTGATGATTCACCACCTGCACGGACTTGGCCCGGGCGGCGCCCTTCCCTTGCTCACCCCGCCGCGACACGAATACGTGATACCAGAAAACGTGTCGCGGAAACTGAAGATCGCCTATGACCGCGAGGCGATCCGCATTTGTCGCGATGAATGATAGAACGGAAAATGGCTACGCTTTTTTCTTCATCAGTTCGAGCGCATCGTATGCGGACGTAATGTCTTGCAGAGCACTTTTAGCGGTTTGTAGGTCGAAGTCTTCAGGGTCCACGGCACTCCTCAATACATAAAAGTTGTGGGCAGCAGTTTCAACGGAAACTCTCGCTTTGAAAATCTGGCTGTAGATCGCTGAGTCGACGCCCTGTATCGAAAGGACTTCCTTGAGGTGTTGCTCGGATTGAGCTAAATCACTAGCAATCAAGCCCATAACGTCGCGCCTAACCCCAACGCCATCAATCGTATTGAGAGCGCCCGCGACTCGCATACCGGCATCATTAACCGCAATAATTGCGCGATCGATGGCAGCTCGGCGCGAATCATTTTCCGCTTTTCTCCTCAGTCTTGCATCTCGCCCAGCAATAAAAACCGCTACAAGAATCGCCGCTATAGAGCCAAAGGCCTGTACCCAAGATGAAAGGCCTGGGTGCGACTCAATCCAAGCTAAAAAAACCTGCCAACTCATAGTTTCACCTGATCCGGCTCCATGCCGGGCCGAACACAAATACCCCACTTCTACGAATCACGCCAGCCTGACTGGTTCGTCTCTCTCTTCAACTATTGGGGTGATCATCTTGGCTGCACTGACTATTAAAGCTACCCATAGACAGCATTCATCTGTCACCGCATAGCGCATTAGGCTACCGCGTTTCGAAGCCTCGCTAAAGCCAGCTTCTAGGGCTCTGAGTGAATCCCGAATAGTGCTAATTGGCTCAACTAATTTAGGGTCAGGAAGTTCGATAAGCTGAACAGATTCAAAGCTTAAACGTAGACCGGAAATTATGTTTGCCGAACCAATAAGTGAGAGCTCGGAATCAGGTAAGAGCTTCACTCCGCGCGCGGCCCTTTTTGCCAAAACATTGATTGTCTGGCGCTGTATTTCCCTACGTTGAGAATCGTTGCGAATCTGCTCCCTGCGCTGACTGGAAGCAATTCTGATTGCTGCAAGAATGGCCAATATTGACCCAGCTGCCTGAAGCCAAGACGCTAAGCCAGGGTGATGCTCAATCCAGTACGAAACACATTCCCAACTCATAACCAACTCCCCTGTAGATCCCGGAACTATACCGGCGAGGATCCCCTATGTCCGCACAACAGATCGACGAAAAGAAACTCGAGCGCGCGATCCGCAAGATCAAGCACTGCCTGGCACTGGCCCAGAGCGCCAACGAGAACGAAGCCGCAACGGCGTTGCGCCAGGCCCAGGCACTGATGCGGGAGTACCGGCTGACTGAAATGGATGTGAAGTTGAGCGACGTCGGTGAAGTCGAGTCGGACCTGTACCGCGCTAAGCGGCGGCCAGCATGGGATCAGCAACTGAGCATCGCTGTAGCGAATGCATTCAACTGCACGACCCTGCGCCGCAGGAAGTGGAGCCCTGCAAAAGGCCAGGTGATCGAGTGCGCGACATTCGTCGGCGTTTCTCCTGCTCAGAACATCGCCTTGTATGCGTATGAGTCTTTGCACAGAAAGCTCACCCAGGCGCGCAAGGAGTACTGCTCGGCAGTGAGGTCTGGAGTTCGGCGCAGTGAGTATTCGGCAGAAACAGCCGGCGATCACTTCGCACTGGCATGGGTCTGGGAGGTGCAGTCGAAGCTGAAAGCGCTTGTTCCGCAGGATGACGATGATCCGCTCGAACATGCCGGCACCGGCCGAGACGTGATTGCGATTCAAGCGCAGGACAAGGCATTGATCAGCGAATACCTCGCCAACCTAGACATCAAAGAGTCCCGGAAAAGTAAGGGTGTCGAGCTGGATATGAACGCCCAGATCGCCGGGATGCTTGCCGGTCAACAGGTGGAACTGCACGCCGGCATCGCACGCGGTGGCGACGACATTCTGTCCCTATCCGCAACCGCCTGATCCCTCACCACCCTCCACCGCCCGGGCATGCCCCGGCATAGGACGCGCATGCTCAAAAATCAGGACTACCTCGAACAACTGTTGAGCTATGACCCAGGTACCGGGCTGTTCACTTGGCGGGTTGAGCAAGGCAGCGCGAAAGCTGGATCCGTCGCAGCAACCAAGGCCACGAACGGCTACCTGGTCGTGATGGTCAACAAGAAGTACCAGAGCCTGCATCGATTGGCTTTCGCGTTCATGGGGCAAGAGGTTCCGGACTGTGTCGACCACATCAATGGCGACCGCACGGATAACCGGTGGGTAAACCTCCGGCCAGTGACTGCGATCGAGAACGCCAGAAACCAGCGACTTCACAGAACCAACTCTTCCGGATTGCCGGGCGTCATGTGGGATCAGAGATCACGATGGCGAGCCTACGGCTACCTGGGTGGTCGCTACATCACGCTCGGCCGACACCAGACGCTGCTCGACGCGGCAGCAGCCCGCAAGTCATTCGAAAGCCAGAACGGCTACCACTCCAACCACGGGAAATAGTCCCATGCTCACAGAAACCCTCCGCACCATCGTGACCGAATCGCTGATCGGGATGATTGCATCCGTCACTCGGCTGGTTCCCCCTGCGAACGAGCCGCCCCCGGACTTTATTCAGGCCCCCATTGATCGCGCGGTTGATCGGATCAGGGCAGTGATTGCACCGGGCGTGACTCTGGCACCATCCCGCGCCAACCGCCTCTACCTGGACGGACCGATGACTGGCTTCGAAGACTTCAACTTTCCCGCCTTCAACAAGATGGCCGCCAAGCTGCGCGCCCGTGGGTACGTCGTTGAGAACCCGGCGGAACACGGCGTGGTCGACGGTGCGGACTGGGCCGACTACATGGCCTACGACCTGACCCGCCTCGGCCTTTGCGGCCAAGTCGCGGTGCTGCCTGGCTGGGAGAACTCGAAAGGCGCCCGACTCGAAGTGCACATTGCCCGCGAGCTCGGCATGAAGATTGTGAATGCCCATGATCTGGTATCGATGGAGGTTGCAGGATGAGCGACCCAAAAGTGATTTACCTCGGCCCAGCCTGCCAAGAGCAAGGTCAATCCAGCGGCCGTGAATGGTGCCAGGACGATGTGTGGGACGCATGCGAATGCGGGCATGAATCAGTGCGGTATGTGCTGGGCGCTGAGTTCGACCGTGTCACCGCCGAGCGTGACGCCCTGCTGGAGCGACTGAACGCAGCGGATCAGCTGATCTGCAAGCAGCGAGTCGCGCTGATGCGGATCCACGACCGCGCTGAAGCCTTTGCCGAAGACGGTCGCAGCATGCTGGTCGCCTCCGTTGACATGATCACGGATATCGCGGCGAAGGCGCTCGGCATGGATAGCAAGCCGCCTTCCTACAAGCCAGGTCTCTATGCCGTGCGGCACATCGACAACTGGGATGGCGAGCGCGATGTTGTACTGACGTTCGCCATGCTCGACGCCGACGGCAAGTGGACTGACAAAGAAACCGGTGAGCCTTTGCTGACGTACAAAGGGGACAAGGTTCTCCGGGCGTGGCCGCTGGATTGTTCCGATGCACCGGACACGCAGATTATCGGCGTGCCGCGCAACGGGCTGGAAGACTGGGCGCTCGAACTTGTCGAAGCCGCGCAGGACGGCGGGCAGATGTCCAACCAAGTCGAGCACCTCCTCGAAATTCACGCCTAGCCTTAACCCCCTCCCCCTTCAAAGTCAGCCAAATATCAGGAAGCGAACATTCAGCCCGACGATAAGTAACGCAGTCCAGGGAGCGGGTGTGCGCATCACGCCGAACAGGAGAAAAATAAAAGGGTTCATCATGCCACCCACAACAAAAATGAGAGACACGCCTTTTGGCTTGCTTGGGTCAAATAGCTGCCAGACTGCTAACCCCATCCAAACTGCCCAAAAGAAGTACATCGCCACGCCGTCGACGCGGAAGAACGCACGCTTGAACGTCTGTCCAACCTTATCTGTCTCGTTGAGCATCTGGGCCACCGCAATAACTGACTCATATCGATAGTAGCCGTAGCTTCAAAAACCTCTACTCCCTCCCCTTCAAAGTCAGCCGCTATAGCGGCAAGGACGAAGTCATGCCTGAAGAAATCAAATTGATCCAGCCAGCTGCGGTCGTTCGCGATGAGGACGGCATGTTTCAGCATCCCGACCTGCCCGACTTCGATGAGGGTGACGGAGACAAGTGCAAGGCTTGGATCATCGAGCAGGGCCTGCAAGTGAAAATGGTCGAGCTCGAGTACCACAGCGACCAAACAGTTTCTGATCGTTACTTCGACGCGGGCGATTCGGATTGCAGCTACTGGGATCCGGATAAACCTGAAGGCGAAGGCTGGTTCTGCCTTTCCATTCACGACACTGACAACGGCCCGGTCTGCTGGTGGGCTCGCCGCGAGGTGACGCCATGATCTTCGCCCCGCTCTACATGGCCTACCTGATCTACAGGGGGCCGTGGCGATGACAGAACAACACCGCATTCTGGTCGGCGACTGCATCGACATGATGCGGAAGCTGCCGGACAAGTCAGTTCACACCTGCGTTACCAGCCCGCCCTACTTCGGCTTGCGCGATTACGGCGTAGACGGGCAGATCGGTTTGGAGGAAACCCCGGGCGAGTTTATCGCCCGTCTGGTCGAAGTGTTCCGGGAAGTGCGCCGAGTACTCCGCGACGACGGCACGGCCTGGGTGAACATGGGCGACAGCTACGCCGGCAGCTGGGGGGCGCAAGGCAAACGCGAAACGCCCGCCGCGATAAGTCGGAATAGCATCAGCAATCATCCGAAGCTCGCCACCGGCACGGGCCGCCTGACGGAAGGCTACAAAGGGAAGGATCTTATGGGCATGCCCTGGCGCCTCGCCTTCGCGCTGCAGGATGACGGTTGGTATCTGCGACAGGACATAATCTGGAACAAGCCAAACCCGATGCCGGAGAGCGTGCGCGACCGTTGCACCAAATCGCACGAATATGTGTTCCTGCTCAGCAAGTCGAAGAAGTACTACTTCGACCAGGCGGCGATTCTTGAACCGTGCTCGCCAAATACTCACGCCAGGCTGTCGCAGGATGTACAGGCGCAGATCGGCAGCGAGCGGGCGAATGGCGGCGCCAAGAGCAACGGCAACATGAAGGCGACTGCGCGGAAGACCAACGGCGTGGGCTGGGGTCATGGAAGCGATGCTGACGAGCGCCAGCGTGGAAGGGTCAAGGATAACGACTCGATGAATTCGGCACTCGCGATCATGCCGACGGAGCGAAACAAGCGCAGCGTTTGGACTGTGGCCACACATAGCTTCAAGGGCGCCCACTTCGCCACATTCCCGCCTGATCTGATCCGCCCTTGTGTTCTCGCCGGCGCCCCGCGCGGCGGTGTGGTGCTGGACCCGTTCGGCGGCGCCGGTACCACTTCGCTGGTGTCGATGCAGGAAGGCCGCCGTTCGATCATCTGCGAGTTGAACCCCGAATACGCCGCAATGGCCCGGCGCCGAATTGACACGGCCTGGCTCGACGGCGCCGCGCAGATGGACGTTTTCCACGACGCTGCAAACGCCTAACCCCTCCCCCAACTCAACAGCCTGCCGGTGTACGTCGGGCGAGGAATTCGTATGTCTGAAATCAAGTGCGAACACGGCCACACAGTGCGAATGGGTACCGTCGAATGGCTCGACACGATGACGCTGGATCAGCTTCGCTTCGCCCGCAACACGGCCGCAGACAAGATCAAAGCGGCGGAAGAGCAGCCCAAGCGAATCGTTTGGCGCGTGTGCCGCGGCGCTATCTGCGTGGGCAACTATCGCGAGGAGGATCACGAAAAGGCCGCCGATCATTTCCTGCGCATCTTCAAAGAAACGTTCATGGAAGAAGCGGCCGAATACGTGGCCAAGCCTTACGGGACTGAGACCTTCCGCCGGCAACTCCCAAGCATCGAGGTCGAGCGCTGCACCCAGTTCGAATACGAGAACGAGTGGTTCCCCACCAAAACCGAATAACCACCTTCTGCCGCCACGCGCGGCATGGAGCAATAACGCCCGCCCCGGGCAGAGGACAACGCTATGCCTGGAGAGCTGCAAGTTCTACAAGCACCAGACCCCGACAAAATCACCGAAAAGCAAATGGCCGAACGCCTCGGCACAACCATGAAGGCCCTGCAGACCCGACGCAGCAGAAACCAGATCCCCGAAGGGGTATGGAACAAGTTCGGGCACAACATCATGTACAGCATCAGGAGATACGACGAATGGCTCGAAAGCCTTTGGGTTTGCCCGCCGGGTTGGAAATCAGGGGCGACACCATCCGGATCCGTTTTAGTTGGGACGGTAAGCGTCGATCCGAAACACTCGCGCTTCCCACCACGAAAGCGGGCATCAAGGCTGCCACCAGTCTTAGAGATCAAGTAGTCGGGCTGATCAAGCATGGCCTGCTCGACGAAGCGAAATACGCAGAACTGTTCCCCGGGTCGGCATTGTCCGGGGGCAAGGAGGTTTTGTTCGGGGAGTATGCGCAGGCCTGGCTGAGCGGAAGGGAAATTGAGGAAGGCACGCACCTCAACTACAAAAGCGCGCTGAACCTGTACTGGATGCCATACCTGGCACTCACTCGCTTGACGGCGATCAGCACGATGCTGCTGCGAAAAATCGTAGGGGAGATTGAGTGGTCATCGCCAGGCGTGAAACGTAACGCCATCGTCCGACTGAGCACCATTCTGGATGATGCTGTACGAGAAGAGCTCATCGGGAAGAACCCGGCCGAGCTATTGGACGCGCCGAAGCGCAAGAAGGGTGAGCCTGATCCGTTCACGCTGGAAGAGGCCAACAAGATAATCGCGGAGCTATACAGCACTGAGCATTGGCCCAGTTCGATTTACGCGGCTTTCTTCGAGTTCGCTTTCTTCACTGGCATGAGGCCGCAGGAGATCATCGCCCTCCGCTGGGATGCCGTGGACAGGGTGAAGCGCCAGGCTCACGTCTGTCGCGCGATCGCCCAAGGCGTGATCAAGGAGCGCACCAAGACGAAGAAAAATCGGTATGTGCTGCTCAATGATCGCGCATTGCACGCTCTGGCGTTTGCTGAGCAGTACGCGGAGCGCCGGAAGGCTGGGGCCGGGGCGATCAAGGATTTCCCCTACGTGTTCCCCCCTTCCAAGATGAGCCAGCACGTCAAGCAGACCTCGGACCTGCACAAACAATGGGGGCCGGCACTGGAAAGGCTGAAGGTTCGTTATCGGCCGCCGTACAACTGCCGTCATACTTATGCGACAATATGCATAATGTCTGGCATGAATCCCGCCTTTATTGCCCAACAGCTTGGACACAGCGTCCAAATGCTGCTCTCGACCTATGCCCGCTGGCTGAATTCCAGCGGTGACTGGGGCGAGATGGAAAAGCTCCAAAATGCCCCAGGAATGGCCCAAGCGCCAAATGTGCGGCTCGCAACCCATTGA